ATGCTTAGCGATTGCCGGCAAAAGAAAATAGATCTTTTGCTGGTAAAAAGTGTTAGCCGCTTTGCTCGTGAAGTTGTGGACGGGCTTGAAACGGTCCGCAAACTGAAAAGCATTGGGATTCCTGTCTATTTTGATATGGAAGAAATGAACTCATTTCAGCCGGGCTTTGAATTGTATTATTCGATCTATGCAGCCGTTGCCCAGGGCGAACAGGAAAGTGCGCGAGAGAACGTCGCCGTAGCGATTCGGCAAAAGGTTAAAGACAGAACGTCAAGCCTGTATTCACGCACTTGCTACGGCTATAAAAAAGACGAAAATGGCGATTTCGTGATTGTTCCGGAAGAGGCAAAGACGGTCAAGCTGATCTATGATCTGTACCTTGAGGGCAATAGCATCGTTGCCATCCGCCGCGAATTGGAAAAGAGAAGCATCCCATCGCCCACAGGAAAAAAGGGTTGGTGCGCCCGTGCGATTGACACGCTGCTCAGCAATGAAAAATACCGGGGAAACTCCACCGCAACCGCACCTCTGACAAGCTACGAAACAAAAAGCGCGCAGCGAAGCAGGTATATGTACTCCAAACATCACATCGCGATAATAGATGACGCGCAATTCGAAGCAGTTGCCGAAGAAAAGAAGCGCCGCAGTAATATCGAGTGCGATGAGACTGGCGTACATCGGAAAAGTACAAGGTACACTGTGAAAATCAAAATTAATCACGAGGACGGAGGTGAGTGAAACATTTCTAGGCGTTATTGGTATGAATTTATCTACTCATAATTCGCTTCATCTGAGTAGTCCATTTTTTGCAAAACGCTCCAATAAACACTTTACGCCTCGTTTTTTGCACTCTCTTACAATTTATCCGCTACGGAGTAACGATATAATCCGAACACAGTGTTCGCTATTGCTTAGGGGGGTGCAAATTTGGGCTGAAAACGGCATTTTGAGTAGACTAACAGCGTTTTTGAGTGTTTGCCTGAATAGCCTCATTTTTCGCGCTTGCGCCTACATTACACAAACTTGCAGATTATCGCCATAGCAAGGGCTAAAACAGGTGTATATACCTCTGATTTGCAATCGTACAATCAAATAAATGCAAAAACAGGGACTCAGACATTGTATCAATATCTGAGTCCTTTGGTGGTGGGAGCAGCGGGGATCGAACCCGCACGTCTTTGGGACAAAAGTTTTAGAGACTTCCGCGTATGCCAGTTCCGCCATGCTCCCTAAGCGGCTGATTGTCGGGAAGCACGGGCGGCGGACGTGGATCATGTGAGCTACTCATAGCGCGTAATCCACAGCTCCATGTGTTCGCGGTCAGGCTTGGCCTTTCCGTCCACATAGCGATAAGACGGCTTGCGCTCCCATGCAAGCAATCTCAGAATAGAACCGGGTTCCAGAGGCTGCGCGTTGAACGCAGCCTTTTTGAGTTTCATCATGCCGGTTCGACCGGTGGCGATGTTATACAGTCGAATCTTTGGGCTATAGCGGTCATCTACTTCCAGCACAGCGTACTCGCTGCGCAGATTGGGCGCTGTAGTAAACGGCGCGCCGCACATGGCGATCTCGAAGCGAATCTGCTCATGGATCGGCAATTCCGATTCCGGTATTTCGGATTCCAGCTTTCGAAGGATACTCAGCCGCTTTTCCTGCGTCGCGGGAACGTGCGCCTTGGAGAATTTGAACTCGCCCTCGCGGAATTCGTGAAACAGCTTCAGAAGTTTTCCGCTGGAGCCGAACTCCTGAAAGTATCCGAGGCGAATCAGAATCTCTACGACCTGCGAATCGAACACTGGATGCATCTCCATGTCGTACAAAAGGTCGGTAAAGCATGGATAGAAGCGGTCACGCCAGCTGTACAGCGTATCCGCGACGCGGCGGCTGATGTGTTTGACCGAGGTTAGCGCGTCCGAGATCGCCTTGCCGGCATGGTCGATGTAGTAATCGCGGTTGTCCTGCCGGAACCGGCATGGGGCGATGCGGATGCCGAACCCACGCTGCATCTCTTCCTTTGCCTATGAGATACGATCCTTGTCGCCCTTCTGGGCATAGTTGGACAGCAGCGCCGTGTAGAATTCCAGCGGATAATGGGCTTTCAGATACGCGCCGTACAGCGAATCCAGCGCGACACACACGGCATGGGAAGCATTGAACAGATAGCTGGTGGCGTCGTTGATGATTGTCCAGACCTTTTCCGTTGCAGCGGGATCGCCGGTCAATTTGGTGAAGCCCTCCATGAACTGCTCCTTCAGCTTCAGCACTTTCTCGGCTTTCTTTTCGGAGATTGCTTTGATTGCTGCGTAGGAATCCGGTGCAGTAAAGCCTGCGCTCTGGAGAATCTTCATGATCTGTTCCTGAAAGATGATGAAGCTGGAGGTCATCTCCCGGGTCTGCACCAGCCTGTCCAGCGCGGGAATGCCGTAGTCGAAATGCCGCCGTTCCAGAAAGATGGGCAGCATGGATTTGAACGCCGGTCGCACTGCCGCCACAAAAGAGGAGAGCTCCGTGATGTTTCTCGGCTTGTACTGCATGACCTTTTCGCGGGTCTTGGGCTGTTCCACCTGGTTGATGCCCAGCGTTAGGCCATCCGCATACATGCGCCATGTCTCGCGGTCGTTGGCTGTCAATCGGAGCAGTTCTCCCACGGTGGACTGTTCCAGCCCGGCACGTTCAAAGGCTTCGCGGTTGACCTTGACCACGTCGACGTGGAGAATGTCGTTCTTCAGGTAGCCAAAAGCTTCTGCCGTCGCGCCGTCGATGAACGCCGCGTATACCGTGCGCTTCTTTGCGCCTTTGCCATTGATGCGGATGATCCCGATTTCCCGGCGAATATCGTTCTGGCAGAGCAGATGTGCGCAGGGATGCGGCGAAATGCTGTCGATTACGCCCAGGTACTTCTCGCTCATGTCGATCAGCGCATGGTATTCACGAGGCACATAGTCATGCACGTCGATGGCTTCCCGTTCATCCTCTTCGGCATAGCGCAGATCATTTTCAAAGCGCTTGAGCTGTTCGGCGCTGCTGTTAGCGGTTTCGTAGGGTACGTCGTTGGCGCGGCAGTACATTTTCCATGCGGACAGTCTCCGAAGCGTGCCGTAGGCAATCATCGGCGCGCTGCGCCACTCGCCCAGCACCTCGGCTTGCGCCTCCCAGAAGATTTCCTCGTTGGCGACATTGGTGTCGATGTCGGGCAGGCTGCCGGATAGAATGCGATCGGATGAAATGAAGCGATCTGGGAACATCTCCACGGGAATGCTGAAGCGATCCACGGAAGAAAAGCCCAGCATCATGTTAGTGAAATAGGATACCGCAGAGCCGCGCCCGGTGGCGGTAATCACGCCACCCTTTTCCCTGGCACGCTGGACAATCTGATGGTTCAGCAGGAAGTAATCCGCAACGCCGGTGGAGCAGATGGTTTCCGTTTCGTAAGCGATGCCTGCTTCACGCGGCATCTTTTCCTCGGCAGTCATGCCGGCAGAATATTTCTCCCATTCAGCATAAACTGTATCCAGATACTTCTGATTGCGCTCCTCCTGCGAAAGACTCGGATAGATACTCGGCAGCTTTTTGCTCTTATCGAACACAACGTCCTCAAAGGTGAGAAACACGTTGGTGTTCTCTATCGCCTCGCGGATCTGCGCATCGGACAACACGCCCTGCACCTGAAAGCGCCGGTAGGCTTCCGCGCCCGAGGGATAATCCATGTACCAGCCACTCTCATCCTCATAGCGGATATGATTGGCTTCCAGCCGCTGCTGCCGAAGAATAGCGTCCTCCGGATAGATGAAGTGGCTGTCCGTGCCCATGATCAGCGGAATGCCGTGCCTGCGATACAGCTTCAGGAGAAACTGGTTGACCTCCCGCTGCTTTTCCGTATCGTGATACTGGACTTCAAGCATGAAGCTGTCGCGGAAGTGCTGGGCGAAGCGGAAAATCAGCTTTTCCGCTTCCTCTTCGCCATACTTGAACACGCCAGCGATGCAGGCGGTGGTCACGAAAACATCTTTGGGATCGAGGGACAGCAGCAGCTCCATGTCCACGCGAGGTCGATAGTAAAAGCCGCTGATGTTTGCTTCCGACAGGGCAAAGTTCAGATCGCCCACACCCTTGGCGGTTTTGGCCGCCAGAATGATGTGGCAGTTGGTGTTGTCCTTCTCGCGCCGATCCTTCACGAAATAGGCTTCGGAAACGTATCGCCAGTGCAGGCCGTACTTTTCCGCCAGCAGCGCGCATTCACGATAGTTTCCCTGATTCCCGTGCTCGCAGGAGGAAAGAACGCTGTGTCCAAGTTCCACTGCGCGTTTTGCGTAGTCCTCGTTGGTTACCACGCTGTCTGCCAGCACGATGTTGCTGACGCAGGAATGCCGGTGGTAGCAGACGTAGGGAATCTCAAAATCCTGCGCTGCGCCCGGTAATGTGGGAGTCTACAATGCGGAGGTGGTCATTCGGGCTGACTCCTTTCCCTGGCATGAATGATTTCGTTGGCAATGGGACAATGATCCCGGACGGAGCAGATGAACCGACAGAAGTATCCTGAGGACGAAACGCGCCATTCCCGCTCCGCCCTGATTGCCTGAATCGTCCGCTCAATCCAGTCCAGCGTTTCCTCATAGCGCTCCATGGAGAAGGGCTCGTCGATGAAAGAATTGTAGCGGAACATATTAAACCGCAGCAGGTCGGGATAAACGCCGAAGCGCTCCTTTACATAAAAGGCGTAGGTGTACAGCTGGCGGGTGTTCTCGAAGAGCTTCTTTTTGAGCGACGGCATGGACTTCGATTTATGGTCGATGACGCTGATCGTGCCGCTGGTCTTGTCGCGCAGCACCAGATCGGCGATGCCGACAAAGCGGTTGCCGCGGATGTTCAGCTCGAATTTATCCTCCACGGAAAGAATCTCACAGTCGCCAAAGCCATCGAAGGTGGAGAAGTATTGAAGCCCTTCTTCGTAATACTTGCCCGCCAGTCCGCACGGAAACGGCGGGAAATATTCCTTGACTGCCTCATCGTATTCGGAAGTGTAAACATCCGCGAGTTCAAAGGACATCAGTTCGCCCTTCGCCCAGCGTTCGAGGAGGCTGTGGCAATGGGTACCGTAGGAAGCGTAGGCATTCTGAAGCTGGGGCAGCTTGTCGATGTACTGCTATTTGAACGCCAGCGGGCACTGATCGTAGAGCTGCAGCTTACTGAACGACCATTTCATATCGTCGGGGATCAGACACATGGGCTTCTCCTTTCTTAGAACGGCTGCGGCGCTTCCGCCATGCGGACGGCGTAATCCGGCAGACTGTCGGCGCGGGGATTCGGCGGCGTGATACCGGTCTTATCCCACGAAAAGCGATTCAGATCGCCCTTGTCTGCCTGATAGATTCTCCGGCTGTCCGGGCAATAGCAGCACTCGATGAGCTTGCACACGCCGCCCTCGCGATTCTTCAGGATGCGCAGGTTGGGCCGCTCCACCACGATGGCGCTGTCGGCCAGACGAATGGTGGCAGAGCTGCCGCCAATGTCGTCCTGTCCCAGCTTTTCACCGACCTTCACCTTGCGCGGGTGCGCCACCAGCAGCACATGGACATGATAGCGCGTGGCGAATTTCTTGAGGGCGTTGGCGAATTTGCCCTGCGCCTTGGTTTCCTCATCGGAGTCGGACAGCGCGGTCATCAGATTGTCCGCCAGAAACAGCTTGCAGCCATAGCGCCGCGCCGCCAGCTGAAAGACCTTCAGGATGCTTTCCGACTGATTGGCCTCGAAAATCTCCTGATTGTCGAACAGATAAAATCGATCGCGGTAGTAATCCAGCAGCCGTTCCTGCACAGCATAGGGCACGCAGGGAACGCGAATATCACGGACGGGGTCATATTTCAGGCCGATGTATTCCGAACCTGCGGCCTGCAGGTTGATCCATTCCTGGAATTTTTCCTTGGTCAGCTCGCCGGAATAGGCGCAGATGCTGTGCCCCTGCTCGATGGCGTTCAAAAGAAGCTGACCAGCGAGCGTGCTCTTTCCGTTTCCAGGCTTGCCCGTGAATACGGTCATCGCGCCCTCCGCCAGCCCGCCGATCACCTCGTCCAGCGCCGGAATCATAGTTTTGATGCGCGGCACGGCAGTGGGATCGTAGGGTGTTACGTCCGCCTATTGGATGATACCCTTGACGGGAACAGGTGCGGCGCTGTCCAGCGTTTCCTTCAGCGCTTCCGCGCCATGGAAGTACAGAATCTCGTTGGCGTCCTTGCAGGGCGTTCCATCCGGACGCTCAGGATAATCCTCCACCACCATGCAGCGGGCTTCGTCCAGCCGTCGCACCACATCGTGAATCATCTTACGGCCAGGCGCATCGCTGTCGCCAAATAAAATGATGGTCTGGAATTTCTCCAGCCAGTCCCAGCAGTGATCCAGCCAATCCAGATTGGAACAGCCGCTGGGTACCGAGACCACATTGCGAATGCCAGCTTCATACAGGGAAAGTGCATCGATTTGTCCTTCGGTGATGATCTATGGCTGAGAGAAGGAGCAGAGATCCATGCCAAACAGGATCGGGCGCGTGCCGGGAGCTTGCCATTCCTTGCGCTCCTTGCCCTGCGGCTTGTGCGGCGCGCGGTATTTGACGAAGACCAGCTCGCCGTCGCGATAGAACGGAAAGACGATGTTGCCGTCTGCATCTGAGCCGATTTTGAACGCATCCAGCGTCGCCGCCGAAATTTTTCGTCTGGCGAAGTAGGCAATAATCTCTTCCGTCGGCGGCAGAATGACCGCGTCCGGCAGAACGAACTGTTTTTTCGCCCGGACGGCGGGGCGAATGATCTCCGCCCGCTCGCCAAAACGCTGCGCCAATTCCTCAAACCGGCCTCGCACGCCGCAGGAGCCGCGCTTGCACACATACACGCCTTCCATCAAATTGAGCGCAAAGGTGTGCCTGTCGCCGCTCTCGCCGCCGTGACAAAAGGGACAGTATTCCGGAATCAGCTCGTCCCCGCGGATTGTGAAGGGTTCCTAATGCTTCTCCGCAAAGCTGCGGATGGTTTCAGCGATGCTCATGTTCTTCTCCCTATTCAAAATACGCGCGGGTCTTTTTGCGCACGCCCTGTAAAAGGCGTGACATCTGGGCTTCGCTGCTCAGGTGCAGCACGGGGATGATTTCCCGCCCGGTGCAGCCGGCTAGCTTCATCTGCACGACGATCTGCTCCCTGGGCGTGAGCGTGGAAAGAAAATCATGGTACTCTGCGGCAAAGATCACCTCCCCATCCGATGCGCATTGCTCCGGAGCATCCTCTGTGTATTCCTTCACTGTGTCGATTCGATATACACTGGATATGACACCCTTAAAGCGATTTTTGGATGTGTAGACGATGGCCATACTGCGCCAGTATTCCCATATCGCCGCAAGGATCTCCTTTCCGCACCAGAGAATCTCATCGAGGCTTTCAATCTTACGCAGATGGATGAGGAACGCCAGCCGCGCTTCCTGCATCAGGTCGTCCATGTTTTCGGCATTGCAGGCTTTCCCGCGTTTCACAATAGCGAGCACCTGATTGCGGAGGAATGCTTCATATTCCTCCAAAAGCGCGGTTTCCTGTTCATACGACTATTTCATACACACTTCTCCGCTGTCAGATGGGCAGCTCGTCGTCGGCATTTTTGGTGGGTTCGGCAGCCTGTACAGAATTTCGGCGACTGGGAAACTCCACATGGTTGGCGCTGATCTGCAGCGCGGTGCGGTTCTGGCCTTCGCGATCCAGATAGGTGCGCATGGACAGATCGCCGTTGACCGTCACCTGATCGCCCTTGTGCAGGTATTGCGCCACATTTTCGGCCATGCGCCGCCAGACGGTTACGCGGTAAAAGATGGAGAGATAGTTGCCGGAGGCGTCCTTTGCCTTGGTGTCGGAAGCCTAAGTAAAGGTGGTGCAGGGAACATCGTTGACATTGGACAGCGCGGGGTCCGTCGCCAGCCGTCCGGCGACGATAATCAGGTTCATGCTCATGATCAGCCCTCCTGTTCGTTCGGCTTGAACGCTTCGTAGATGGCGCGCAGCGTGGCTTCATCGGTCACGGCGCGGTAGTTGGCAGTGCCCGCGATCTGCTTGAGCATCGCCGCTACGCCTTCCTTCTCTTCGCGGGTCATGTTGGCGCAGTGGCGCTTCATGGTCTGGTCTACCAGTTCCGGAAGCGGAACTTCATGGGTCACCTGCTGCTTTGCCTGAAGCGGTGCGGCCTGCGGCTTTGCGCCTGCCAGCCAGTCGCGAATCCTTGCGCCGGTGTCGGGAGCAATCAGGAAATACTGGCCGTCGAACAAACCGGTGCGATCCTTGGTCGCCGCTGCCGCGTGAGACTGATCCAGTTCAAAAAAGATTGTAAACTCGTATTCCACACCATCGCGGAACACCGGCGCCATGCCGATCTTTCGGGGCGTTTTCTTGCCGTTGCCATTGTCCTCAATGACGTATTCGGTCTTGGTGCGCAGGGTGACGGCGACGTGCATCGGGCACTGGAGAATGCGATCTACCAGCCGGTTGTGCAGCGGCGTAACTTCACGCCACGCGGTGTAGCTGTTGCCGCTGCGCTTGGCGACGTTTCCCTGCACATCCAGCAGACCGCCTTCTCCCGTCCACGCGTGAGACAGCGAATCGATGACCAGATATTCCACGCCGGTCTGTTCCGCCAGATCGATGGCTTCCAGGTATCGCGCCGCGCTGTAGGGCCCTTCCAGATTGATGGTCAGGTATTCGCCCACGATCACGCCGGCGATCTGCTTTCCAACGTACAGCGAACCGGATTCGTTCTCGGTATCGATGAGACAGATTTTCTCCCAGACAGCCGCATCATCCAGTTCGGGATGCGAAGCGCGAACCTATCCGTACCCCAGCAGCAGAGAACTGAGTGTCTTTCCGCTGCCGGAAGGACCTGCGATGCCGATTTTGAGCTTGGCCTACGAGCGCTGCGCTTTTCTGATTTGAATTGCCATGTATACTTCCTCCAATCTTGTTTGGGCTTTCATGAAACGCGTCTGAAAAACCCTTCACTCTTAATAGGTCCCTTTTTTTAGGAAAACTTGCAGATGAAAAGAGTTTTCTTGCCGTCGATACGCATTATATCGCTTGCAGGCGCCGCGCACAATTTCGCAAATGAGGACAGGTCATTCGCATTTATGACCAATATGCAAAAGTTGTGCTTTCATCCTGACTATGTCTGGGGCATCCGCAGAAATAAAAAATGTGAACAAAGTTGTAATTTAACCGGGTTATTGCTCGCTGTGATTGCTATTTTGGCTGAATTGACGTAATATGGAGACAGAGGCTGAAGCGGAAATCGGCAGCGGTTAGCCGCGGCTTTTTCCGTTTCCGCTGCATGCCGAGAAACAAAGAATTAAACCGTACAAAGGAGGTGGCTTCATGCCTGAAAAAACAGAGAGAAAAGTCGTACACAGTCTGTCAGAGCTGTCTCAGCTGGCCGGTCTGCTCAAGGAGAACGAAGCGCCAGCGTCCATGCAGATAAAAACAGCGCAATCCTCCGCTCCCGAAGTACAGTCCTTTGCGCACAGAGACGCATGGAAAGAACGGCGCAATCCAACATACAATATCGTCTCAACTGTCGCTTATCTGCTGGGCGTGGAGCAACGGCATTTTGAAAACGTCCACGAGCCGCCGCAGCAGAAGATATACGAACGCTTGCAGACAGATCCAAACGCACGCATCATTCGAAATCTGTGCGTATTGCGAAACGCCATGTATCAGAAATACGAGAAGATCGCCTACGCGTTTCGAATGGAGGGGAGAAGCCTTGGCACTATACCCGCTCTCATTCCATCACAGTCCATTACAGAGCTTCACGCGGACGGTGTATCCATGCACATGGGGAGACCACATATCGACGAATATCTGATCCGCATCAACCAGGAGCTCAGTAATCGCATTCACACAGTTGCGGCTTTCTTTCCGGAATGGGTAAAATGGGAATACATAAAACCCCTTTTTCTGACGCCCAACGGAACAAAACGATCAGGCGTCCAGAGCGCCGGCGAAGCCTACAATACAGATCGCAATCGCTACCCCTATCAGTGCTGGTTGAACTGGGCGGCCGTATCGGTGGGAACAGCCGGTCAGGGGAACATCCTCTATACGGACGAAAAGTTCCTGCGTATCCTCTACGAACGCCATGAGGATTCCTTTGACAACCTTTCACTGGTGCGGGACGCGGGCAACCAGACCATGCGGAACCTGACTCGGCTGCTGGGCGAGTGTGAAAAGTGCATTGTGGTGGTGGACTGCGAGAATTCGGATGCTGTGAAGCTGGCAGCGGCACTGAGCAGCCTGCCCCGTGATGAGCTGCGTAAAATCAGCAAAGTCCTGCTCTTTGACAGCGAGTATACCACGCCGGAGTGGTCGAAGCTGGTGGATCGGCGGATGAACGTACTTCGGGACTCGACGCGCTGCGAGGGAGACGATGGGTGGATGCGCCTGGAGCATATGATCGTGCCGCGGCTTAATCAGAGCAAGTCACAGGTAGACATGACGCTGGCGGTGCGCACGAGCCGGGAGGTGTACTCGGGAGGTGTGGATGCAGTGATCCTGGTTTCCTCGGACAGCGACTACTGGGCGATGATCCAGCAGCTGGAAGGCACGCGCTTTCTGGTCATGCTGGAGACGGAAAAGACGGGGCTGGCCATCATAGATATGCTGACACTCCACAGTATCCCCCACTGTTTTCTGGACGACTTCTGCACTGGTGCGTCGTATAAGATCAAGTCGGAGACACTGATTGACGAAATCCAGAGCCGCATCGACGCAATTCTCCGCGGCGAAGCGAAGGGCGCGATCAATGTCCGGACGCTTTTGGATGCCTGCCTAAAGGAATCGTGGATCGAGATGACAGCGCGGGAGAAGGAGGCTTTCTACGATCGCTACCTTCGCAAGATGAAGCTGAGCGTTCAGGTAGATGGGCAGGTGCGCATCAATATTGAGTGACATTCGCGAAATAACAGGGAAGGGGAAAAAAGATGTTTCTAATCAATCGCTGCGTGCTTGCTGAAGCTGGCGTAGAAATACAGATTCCGTCTGGAACGTACCTGATATGCAGCAAAGACGCACCGGCGCTCGATGGCGTCGCGGTTCGCGATCGAAAGGACGTGTTTCACATGTTCTGGGAAATCCTCGAAGAAGACGGATACGGCACGGAAGCAGGCCTGCGCAGGCTGCTGGCAGACGCCTGCCCGGCCGATGCCGATCCAGATTATTGTACAGCCGATTCGTGCGGTTGAGGTCAATGGCCTTACAGGTCATTGCATAGCGTATAACGACGCCTGCTATGGAAACTATCAGGCACGCTTTCAGCTTCCGGATAATCGTGTGCTCCTGTTCTCCGTGATTGCCCAGCATGGAACAACGATTCTGGCAGTCATGGAGACGCAGCTGTTCCAGAAGGCAGTGCATGCAGCGAGAAAGATGGATTAGAGAATCGTGACGTTTATTGAAGCAGGATAATCATCAAGAAGGATATGGCAGTGATGGTGCAGCGCCCTATGTCGTTCGGTTTCAAATTCTGCGGATGGATCCATGCTGGCCAATCGCACCGATTGCCGTTTTTTGTCGACATGTTATCATATACAGAAAAGTGAAAATCTGTGGAGGCGGTTAAAATGGATGCTATGCTTGATACGATGACATTCTTTGGCCGGCGTAAGGTTGTTTATCCGCTGTATGCGCTGTTTCAGGACAAGCTGCTTTTCAGGTTCCCCGAAACCCGAATTAAAGTGCAAAAATCTCAGATTTCGTTTTATAATCGGCATCTTTATGCCTGCTTATCTTTTTTGAAAGTGAAAAAAAGGCTGAACTGCCGGATAACTATTTTACCCTTACGCTGGGGCTGCCTGCACCGCTGGAATCGAGCCGGGTGGCAGCTAAAACGAAGCCGTATCCCGGGCGATGGACAACGCATATTGTCATCAGCAGCCCATCCGAACTGGATGATGAACTGTTTGACTGGGTTGAGCAGGCATTTTATTTTGCTCAGGCAAAATAAGCTTGCCAGAAAAAGCTATCGCTTCAGCAGATGCGCATAGCCCATGCAGTTGACCGCTTCCCGCCGTTCCTGCGGTGTGGTGTGAAGATAGACGTTTGTAATCTGGATACTCTTATGACCGGCAAGGTCGCGGGCCATCGCCGCGCCGCCTCTCTGCTCACGTTCTATATCGGACAAGAAGGTATGCCGAAGGATATGCACACCGGTCTTCAGTCCCAGCTGCTTTTCCTTGTGTGCCAGCGTTTTCCAGAGGGAGTTCGGCGTCATGCGGTTGCCCTTCTGCGATAAAAACAGCGGGGCGTCCGGCTGTGCATTACGGCGCATGAGCAGATACCGCGCGACGTGTGGATATGCAAAGTCCGCCACATTGACCTCCGCCCAGCTGCCGCCTTTGCGCTCAACAGTAATCACTCCGTTTTGAATGCCATGCAGATGCGACACATTCAGACTGCAAAGCTCAAACGCGCGTAATCCGCTGCCCAGCGCGAGGGCGATCATTGCCGTATCCCGCAGTGCGTTGCGCGTCAGGTTGCCCTTCTCCATGGCTGAAAGAAGGGTCTCGATTTCCGTTTGCGTATATTGCTTGTGCTCATCGGCGTCGGATTTCTTTTTCTCTTTGACGGTATGCAGTACGCGAGCGGGATTGTCAGAAATCACCTGCGCATTCTGAAGAAAACGGAAGAACTCCATCAGGGCGATCACATAAGCGTTGCGGGTAGATGCTTTCAGTCCCTGAGCATGCAGATGCTGATAGAATTCAGTAAGCATCAGGCCGGTGACGACGCCAATCTGTTCTTTGGTCAACAACAGTGAATGCGTTTCCTGAAGCCAACGCTCAAAGCGCCGCAGGTTGCCGCCATACTGTTCACGGGTCTTGCTCCGTTTTTCCTCTGCAGTCAGCTGATTGAGAAAGGTGTCGACGAGATTTGTCATGAATACGCCTCCTTCAATATGTTGTTTTTCTCTATTGACATAAGATACAATATCTTGTATACTGATTATGCTGCCGCATTTGAGGGGGGGACGTCGTTATGCGTATTGCAGGAATACAGAAACTGACGCTGCTGGACTATCCGGGCAAGGTCGCCTGCACGGTCTTCCTGTCCGGCTGCAACCTGCGCTGCCCCTACTGCCACAATCCAGGGCTGGTGCTGCCCGAACGGGGCAACGAATCGGAAATGCCGGTTGCAGAAGTGGAAGCCTTTCTTGCGCGGCGGAAGGGCACGCTGGACGGGGTCTGCGTCACCGGAGGCGAGCCGACGCTTCAGCCGGAGCTGCCGGCGTTTCTGGAAAAGCTCCGCTGCCTTGGCTTCGCCATAAAGCTGGACACCAACGGCACGAATCCAGAGATGCTCAAAGCGCTTATGCATGATGGGATCCTGGACTATGTGGCCATGGATATCAAGAACAGCCCGGAACGCTACAGGGAAACCTGCGGCGGTGCGGACGTCCTTTCCAAGGTGCAGGAAAGCGCCGGGCTACTGCTGAACGGCGCAACCGGGTATGAATTCCGAACGACGGTCTGCAAGCCGCTGCATACGGAGAGGGACATGGCGCAGATCGGGCGCTGGCTCAAAGGCGCAAAACGCTATTTTCTTCAGGCGTTCGTGGATTCCTGCGATCTGGTGTCCGGCGGCGTGCAGGCGCATACGCACGATGAACTGACGCGGCTGCGTCAGGCCGTGCTTCCCTATATTCCAAACACACAGCTGCGAGGCGAGGAGTGAGCATATGTATCAAGTCATTAAACGAGACGGAAGAAGGGTCGATTTTGATCTGAACCGCATTGCCAACGCCATCACAAGGGCGTTTGACGCGGCTGAGATTCCCTACAACAGGGATATCATCAACCTGCTTGCGCTGCAGGTAACGGCGGACTATGCCGGCAAGATCAAAAGCAACGTGATCGGCGTGGAGGACATTCAGGACAGCGTGGAGGCGGCGCTGCAGCGTGCCGGGTATGCGGCCGTGGCAAAGTCCTACATCCTCTACCGCAAAAACCGGGAGAAGCTGCGGGAAATGCGCTCCACCGTGCTGGACTACAAAAAGCTGGTGGACGACTATCTGCGGGTATCCGACTGGCGGGTGAAGGAAAACTCCACCGTCACCTACTCCGTGGGCGGGTTGATTCTGTCCAATTCCGGCGCCATCACCGCCAACTACTGGCTCAGCGAAATCTACGACGAGGAGATCAGCAGCGCCCACCGCAACGCGGATATTCATCTGCACGATCTGTCCATGCTCACGGGCTACTGCGCCGGCTGGAGCCTCAGACAGCTCATTCAGGAGGGATTGGGCGGCGTAGCCGGCAAGATCACCAGCGCGCCGGCCAGGCACCTGGCGACGCTGTGCAATCAAATGGTGAACTTTCTGGGCGTTATGCAGAACGAATGGGCGGGCGCTCAGGCGTTCTCCAGCTTCGATACCTATCTGGCGCCTTTTGTGCGCACGGACAGGCTCAGCTATGACGAGGTCAAGCACTGCGTCGAGAGCTTTGTTTTCGGCGTCAACATCCCCAGCCGCTGGGGAACCCAGGCGCCGTTTTCCAACATTACGCTGGATTGGACGGTTCCCGCCGACCTGGCCGACCAGCCCTGCATCGTGGGCGGCAAGCCCATGGACTTTACCTACGGCGACTGCCAGGCGGAGATGGACCTGATCAACAAGGCGTTTATCGAGGTTATGATCGAGGGCGACGCCGACGGCCGCGGCTTCCAGTATCCCATTCCCACCTATTCGATTACCAAGGATTTCGACTGGTCCGAGACGGAGAACAACCGTCTGCTCTTTGAGATGACCGCCAAATACGGCACGCCCTACTTCTCCAACTACATCAATTCCGACATGGAGCCGGGCGACGTGCGCAGCATGTGCTGCCGTCTGCGGCTGGATCTGCGGGAGCTGCGCAAAAAAAGCGGCGGCTTCTTCGGCAGCGGCGAGTCCACGGGCTCGGTGGGCGTTGTGACCATCAACCTGCCCCGCATCGCATACCTCGCCAGGGATGAAGCGGACTTCTTCGTCCGGCTGGACCGTATGATGGATATCGCCGCCCGCAGCCTGAAGATCAAGCGTACGACGGTGGAAAAGTTTTTGGATGAGGGGCTTTATCCCTATACCAAGCGATACTTGGGTGGCTTTGGCAACCACTTTTCCACCATCGGGCTTGTGGGCATGAACGAAGCAGGGCTGAATGCAAAGTGGCTGCGTAGGGATCTGACCCACGCGGAAACCCAGGACTTTGCCGTCCGGGTACTCAGCCACATGCGGGAACGGCTGCGCGACTATCAGGAGCAGTACGGTGACCTGTACAATCTGGAGGCGACCCCGGCGGAATCCACCGCCTACCGTCTGGCCAAGCACGACAAGGCGCGCTATCCCGACATCATCACCGCGCACGAGGGCGGAACGCCCTACTATACCAACTCCAGCCATCTGCCTGTTGGCTATACCGACGATGTGTTTTCCGCGCTGGACGTACAAGACAGGCTTCAGCCCCTCTATACCAGCGGCACGGTGTTTCATACCTTTCTGGGTGAAAAGCTGCCCAGCTGGCAGTCCGCCGCCGCGCTGGTACGCAAGATCGCGGAGAACTACGAACTGCCCTATTACACGCTGTCGCCTACCTATTCCATCTGCACAGAGCACGGTTATCTGAAGGGCGAGCAGAAGTTCTGTCCGATTTGCGGAAAGGCCACGGAGGTCTACAGCCGCATCACCGGCTACTATCGCCCGGTGCAGAATTGGAACGATGGCAAGAGTCAGGAATATCTGGATCGAAAGACTTATCAGGTGAAGAATGCTCAAAAAGATTTCCCCCCAACGAAAAAACGGAAAACATCGAAAAAGGGAGCGGAGAAGTACTATCTCTATACCACTGCCACCTGTCCGGGCTGCCGGATGATCCGACCGCTGCTGGAGAAATCCGGTATTCCCTTCGAACAGCGGAATGTAGAGGAGTACATGGGCGAGGCGCAGGCGCTTGGATTGACCCAGGCACCATCCCTGGTCGCCCAGAGCGATCCGCCCATGATTTATGCAGGCGTAACAAATATCAAGGATTTTTTAAGTCGTTACTCCCGGTAAAAGGTCAGGCCATCTCATACGCAACGTCTTCCTTGGCACATGCCGCCGGGGGAGACGTTGTCTGTAATAATCAACCTTCCTGCAATTAAGTGTTTGTAAATGATAGAAACACACTTGAACCCTCCCTTAAAAGTCGTTATGCTGATATTGACATGAGTACCAAAAACGACCGAAAAAAGGGGGCAGGTTTATGCATGCAGTAATCATCAAGCTGAGTCTTGCGGAGAACGTCAAGTACTTTGTAAGTATTGTGAACAAATACCCCTACGAAATTGATATTCGGGTAGGATGCCATGTGGTAAACGGGAAATCCCTTCTGGGCATTTTCAGCCTGGATCTTTCCCGGCCTATTACGCTGGAGGTGCATGCCGATTATTGCGAGGATCTGTTGGATGCCCTGCAGCTGTTTATTATCGACTGACGCACAGACGAACAGTATATAGACCACGAAAGCACTGTGAACCGCAAAAAGAATCCGATGTTCTTCCGAGCATCGGATTCCTTATTGCTGCTATAATCAGCGGGTAGATGCGCCCCGGTGATTTTCAAGATTTATCCGATGAGCATGTCTGACTTGCTCATAAACTCCCTGCATAATGTCCTATACTCCTCAACGACCTGAACAAGACGTGGGGTCTCGGTGTAAACCCACGCCGTAAGGCCGCGCTCGTTCTTGATCTGTCGTTCAAAGGGAATGAAATGCGCAAAGAGGAATTGCTCCAATCTGCGATCGTCTGTGATAAATTGCTTCATGCGGCTTCCTCCTGCGCGTATTCTGCGAGAAAACGGGATTCTTCACAGTCGCAGTGCTCGCATGGATCCAGATTCGCCCCGCAGCAGGGGCAAGCGTGATAATAAGGGTATCGTTTCATTGTAGTCTCCAATCGTAATCCACATAGAAAAGGAGACTGCCCGATCTGAGCAGTCTTCCCAATGAAAACCCATTTCTTATTCTGTTTTGCCTGAGTATGCGACATCCGTCTGCACATCGCCCGAAATATCAGAGCCTTGCATAAACGCCTTGCCGGCAGCGGCATGCTCCTTCAGCATCTGAACGCGCTTCTGCAGCGCGGTGCCGATGTCCGCACGGCGCGCGCCGTCGATGAACAGCGAGCCTTCGGCAACGCTTTGAAACAGCTCGTCCAGATCGGCAAGCGCGCTCCAGTCGATCCAGTCGAAGCTGGATACCAGCCTGATCTGTTCCTCATGGCTGGTCTTGAACGGCTTTGACGTTACCCGCGGCGCTTCGGCGCGGATCATGGGCGTGGGCGTATCGAACCAGAGCGACGCACCGCTGTCGTAAACCGGCGCCGCGCCCTGCCATGCGAGTGTGCCGGCATGGCGGATCACCCCGAAGTTATTCTGGTGGCGGTCTTCGTTGACCAGCAGATAGTCCATGACCAGCATCCGATCCAGCGCATCCCGAACGCCGGCAATGCCCAGCGCCTCGCAGCAGTTCAGGTAGTGCTGATAAACGGACACGTGGTTTTCCTTCCTCTGCGTCTGCATCACATGCCACGCGCTGATCAGCTCGGTATCCTGCGTGATGAAATCCTCGCATACGCTATAGGGAAAGCCATCCTGCATCAGCAGTCGATAGGCTGCGTGCGCAATGCCGAGGCGATCCATCAGCCGAGACGCGAATACTTCATTGTAGGGCTCCTGCTGCGTCGCGCCGCTGCCGCCCTTGACCAGACAGCGCTTTCCATCGATAATCGCCCATTTCTTTTTCAGCCACCCGTCCGACGTGTTGTTGGGCGACATCAGGTTGATGGGATCTCCGCTGGAAGCGCCGCCGAACAGAATATCGCCCACATACTCAGAAAACGGATGCTCGAAGAAATTGATCTGCGACCATTGCAGGTCAGCGCCCGCAGGACGCACCCAATACTGATCCGAAAGACTCAGCCCCATGCACTTTTCCAGCAGCGCATGGGTAGAAGAAACGCTCATCTCTTCCAGCGCGCGATGAATGCCCTGACGGCTGGCGGGAATGGCGCGCCCCTGCCACCATGCGTTCAGCGCGGCGCGGTCAACAACCCCTTTCCGCACGGGAATACCCACAGGAATATGTTCCGGACGCTCAATCTTGCCGACACGCAGAATGGCTGAGGTTTCGTTGTCCAGCGAAAAGGACAAAACCGGAACCTGCTTATGCATCAGTTGATAATCCATGAACGTTCACCTCCCTGTGCCAGATACTATTATTATATCCAACCTCCGCAAAACGGTCAACCATGGTAAGAGTCCGTGAACGTAAATAAATTCACGATTTCGAGACTACAGCGTTTCTTTCATAGAGCACCTTTCGTCCATAAGTGATCTTCACAACGTCATCGGGATACACTTCTGTATTTCGGCCAAAGCGTTCCACCAGCTTATAACGGGATGGCGCATCCATGCGCCAGGGGCTGTAATAGGAGTCGTCCATGCAGCGAAGCGCCAACGCTTCAATCTTAATAATTGTAGATTCATCGCCCTTCTGGATTTCCAGATTGACCGTTTTCATGTTTTGACCCGCAATGCTGCGCATGATGGCTCGGCGGGCGTGATACTCGCCGGGCGTAGCTTCCATTCGAGCTACTTCCTCGCGCAGCAATCCAGTCTCCCAGAGCCGTTCGTTAATCGCTCGCGCCTTTTTGCGGATGAAGTCTTTCGCACTCGCATTCACTGCATCCTCAAAATGATTGAGGATGGCTGCAATCTCAGCAGTAGAAGGATCAGAAACGTAGTAGTTTGCCTGGTAATGAAGGCGCTTTGCGTCTCCGAAAAAGCACTCCCGCGCTTCTCTCGGCAAGGCGTATTTCTGATAATACTCCCGCTCGTCTCGGATTTCTTCCGCTTCCTCTGTTACGGGGACAGGCGCGTCATGCACCATTGCCGCAATTCGGGCAGAGACTGCGCGAGAAAACTCGGTGAGAACCTCTTCAATGCTCTTGTTTTCATCTGCCCGATCGCGCAGGGCATACGGAATGTCAAAATACTCGCGACGAACATGACTGTATACGCCAGCGTAGGCAGCGCTGTCACCCGCTTTGTGCGGATCATTTTCATAGTAGCCCTCCAGCAGGTAGAGGAAATCTGTCTCCACATCGAATGCGCTCTTAATCAGAAGGCAGTTCTGCCGGCCACGGCTAAAGTGCAGCTCATGTTGATTGGCGTCGTCCAGAAAATCATAGAGCTTCTTCTCTTCAATAATCATGTAATCTCTCCTGTTCAGTCGCTTACCAAATAATCAGCTGCCGCCCTGAACGCTTTTGCGGAAGCAGTCAATCCATCAAGGAGCGGAACAATGGGAAAGTACGCGCCCTGTGCCCACACAAGTGTACCGACATCCCATCGTGGATGACAGGCAACGATGTACTGAACGAGTTCTCCTTTTCTGAAAAGCGGCTCATCCTTTGCCGCACATTGCAGAAGCAGCAGCCTGTCGTTTCCAACGCCGCAGCAAAGGTGCTCACAGCCACGGATAAGGACAGTTTTGCCCAAAAGAGCCTTCAATTCGGACTGGTTCATCTGTGTTCCTCCAGATAGCAATAGATATAGGCATTGTAATCGCCGGGTTCCGGCAGGCAGCGAATGAAGTAGGCATGCTTTTCAGTATGCACACAGTAGCCGTAGGTGCGAGGCTTCTCTTCCAGCGGAGGAACGACGTGATCTGCAATATACTTGTACATGTGCGCCCGATCTTTGAAAAGGTCTTTTCGCAGCGCTTTGATCAGCGCATCCAGCTCCGTCTTAAAAACGTCATCGTTATGCGCATGTGCAGCGTGCGGCCACCAGCTCGTCCAGAATTCCTGACCGCTCCCAAAATCCATACGCAGATGACCGATGCAGCGCGGTTCAGCCGGACTGCCGGAATAGAACATTGCCGCGTCGAGCGAGGGTTCTAAAGTAAATACAGGTTGAGACATACAATTTCCTCCTTCGTCAGTAGATAACGTGCATGTCGGGCGCACTGCCGCGTTCCTCCGCGTCGTACAACTTTTCCAGCTGATCTTCACGACCATCATCGTAATCCGCGATATAGACACGGGTATAGGGGTTGGTGGAACGAACCTCCTCTACATGCCCGCCGCGAACTACGATGACGATTTCCGGAGCGGCGCGCATGAGGTTCTGCCTGTCGAGGAAACGGCTGGCGAGCATCTTCTGTTCAACATGGGGTGCAAGCTGCCCGCGGCGCAGGTTTTGAACGCCGAGATTATAGATGGAGCGGTATGAAGCAGGGATGTGCTTACCAAGGTTCCGTTTGAGCAGCAGCGTGTCTCGAATACATTCGCGTGAAACGTCAGGCATGATTTTTCTCCTCCATTACGGTGCTGTCAGCCAGCCGCTCCTGCTCCGCATCGAGTCGGGCGATGGCTTCCACGAAACGACTGCGCGGGATCGGATTGAAAAGGTTCTGCGTGCGTCCGCAGCGCCAATCGTCCAACGACTCCCGCAGCTGCTCCCACGTCTGGCGGCGAATCGTTACGGAGCCGATCATCTGCTCAGTTCTTTCTTCATGCAGCATTTCCGTAAGCGCCTTGCCGCTGACAACCAGATGATCCGCGGTGTGAATGACGCGTGGATCATTCTGCAGCTCAGCGCAGCCCTCAATTTCCAGCAGATCGCCGTCCTGAATGGGATGCTCGATGATAGAAAGCACGTCATAGCGCAGCGTTTCGTCGTCATAGAAGAACTGCCTGCGCAGCAGCGTTTTCGATTCTTCCTCATGGTAGCCGGTATTCTCATTCGTGATCATGATCTTCGCATCAAACAGCAAGCCTGATTCAGTAAGTGCCTTCACCTGATCGGTAGAAAGGCGACGGCTCTCCATTTCCGCATTGTGCGCGGCGAGTCTGTCCACCCGTTCCTGAGCGCGCCGCTTATTCTCCGGCCAGTCGCACTTGGCGTCAAACTGCAGCGTGTTAAGATCAAAGGTGTAGCAATCAACGGAGAGCTGTACCTGATCGCCGTCTGTATGGTCCGCACGGACGCTCCAGCCGCTGGGACTCTCGATCAGCTCCTTCGCAAAGGACGGCAGGTACAGCTGCACGCCGGAACGGAAGTTTACGGCAGCGTCATAGGCGTAGTCGTCGGTATAGCGTCCAGCGCAATGTCCTTCATAAATCTGTCCGGAAAGAATAGCCTTCCAGACGTGCGGCAGCGTCCATTTGGCAGGAACATTGATGGGCTTGATTTCCTTGAAGGGCGTGAAAACGTTCATGGATTTCAACGTGCTGGCGTACACATGACAGTCCGGCAGCTCCCGCCGTACAAAGAATTTTTCATACACATCGCAGAAAGTATTGAGACCGCTGTACAGGCATTCGGAGGAATAGGGATCGTGCGGCTGCAGTATCAACCGCTCGCATTCTCGGCCGGGAATCAGGGCATTGCGCAGATCAACGATGCAGATCTGCTGAACGCGCACCTCCATATAAGCCTGAATGTCCTGAAAATAGCCGCAGTGGGTTTCCCAGCAGGAAAGATCGGAGGATTTGCAGATGGGAATGTCGTTTACCCGATCATAGGCCGGGAAGAACGGCTCTGCTGCGGACGTAGTCACATCTGCCTTGATGCTCCCGCCTGCGATCTGTTCCGCAATCTCCTGATTAGCGTCATTCTGTTTGGCGTACCAGCACTTTTTTACCCGGTGATACCGCCATCTGGCAGACTTGAGCTGCGTCAGGACTTCTTCATCAGGCTTTTCAGGAAAATACAATTCCAGACCATGACATTCCTGATTGACAACGAGCTTCGCGTTCATAGGGAAACCTCCTTTATGTGAATCAAAAAGAATGGGCGCTTCCGTCATGCAGTTAAGCGACGGAAACGCCCTGCTCGGCAGTGAAAGGGCTTTCAGGTGGTATTTACCTTGCTGACATACGCATCGATGTAATGGAGACACCTTGTTAGCGTTCCTTGAAAGAGTGTCCGTCCGCTCCGGACGTTCGTTTCAAAGACGCATTCAGCGGCAATCTGAAGCGCGGCGTCTCCATAGATGCGACGCAGTTCATCCGCGCTTTCATAGCCGTAGGGATGCAGATATTCACGGATGAACTCGGAATCCTGCAAATCCTGTCCGGAGACACGCACCTCGTCCGTGTTGACGGCGTATTGGGATTCTCCCAGTCCAATCGTATCGATGAACCGATATGCGCCCGGCTCTCCCATAATGGCCTGTACATGCTGGCCGGTAGCATCGTCTGTCTGAATCCATGAATTATTCATGCGTATTTCCTCCGGGCATCAATTTGTCAATCAATGTATCAATTTGTTTCTGCAGCGACTGTACATTGAGGACAAACTTCGGAAGGAACTTCTGCACATCCGCATAGTCCAGATACAGCGCCTTGAAAGCAATGGCGTAGAGCATGGACAATTCCCTAGGCGGGAGCAGCTTTCCCATCGCCTTGAGCGATGGACTCAATTTGGAGATCGCTTTCTGCCATGCAAGAAACCATGCGGTGCTGTTCTGCAGATCGAATTCGCTCAGCCACTCTCGGACAGTATGCGTTTCGTCCTCTGCGCCACAGGTCGAACCGTTGAGAAAATAAAACACCTCCGGTTTCCCATCCGGTTCAACACGAACAGCTCTTCCCAGCGGATACAGCGCGCAGATCGTGGGCTTGGCGGCATGAACGGAGCAATGATTATCCTGAAGCATAGGGCAAATCTGTTCTTCGCCTACAGCCTTGAAAATCACCACCGGCAGACGGCTGTTCTGGCCGATGTACGTCGTACAGTAGCGATCCACAAATTCCGTGGGCTTCATGTTCAGGTATCGGGTAAGGCGAAACAGGTCAAAAGGGGAAATCAGGATGTCTTCGCGATGCTTGCAGCATTCGCCGCACTGATTGCAGCGAAACTGGAACGTATCATCAATGGACAGGGCATGCTCTAAAAGGTTTTCGGGCAGGTGGTTCATAATCTTCCTCCTTCGAATATTTCAAACTCAAAAATGGTAATCTACCGTGCCGCCGAAGTAATACTTCGTATCGGTTTTCGCATACCGCAAAAAGCGGTTCAATGTAACCAACCCGGTCTCGTCGTTATCGATATAAAAGCCGTACTCGTCATCATAGGCAGTTTCGAGGGAAAACATAGCGGAGTTCAGACTGCCGTCCGCATAGCTTTCTGGAGAGAGTTTTTCGCAGAAAGCATGGAACTCCTTCGTGAACGTTTCATACTCTGATGCGAAATATGCTGTGTGAAAACCCTCTTTCAGCACAAAGCCGCCACCCGTTTCGTCAGAAAAGTAGTGGATGAAAGACGCCCCAGCGGAAAAGCTCTCCTTCAGCCATTCAATGGCGCCGTCCCGATTGTCATCATGCGCCACATAATCAGCGATGCACTCTACAAACCAGTGATCGCCAATGTAAGTATCCTCCGTGATGCGGTTATCCTTACTCACAGGGAAACTTTCAATCTGAATGATTCTCGAATGCATATTCAGCTTGCCTCCTCTTCCAGTTCTTCATCTTCTTTCTCCGTGATTGGCAGCGGATCGGTTTCAAGCATGTTGTACCAATCCCAGAGGTTATCGGCGTTGTCGTATGCGGGGAGATGATTGAAAAAGTGCGCATCATCGTAGCCCGGAACTGTCGCCTGCATCTCCTGATCCAGATATTCAAGATAGCCATCAAAGAAATCGCAAACGGGATGCGTATCAATGCCGAAGTTGTTTCGATAATCGGCATAGAAGAGAGATCCCAACTTGATTTCCTGACGCAGCGCCCAGAGTTCATCTTTCGTCATCATTAACCGCCTCCAACAGCAGCTCCACGCAGGAGCAGTTTTCAACTTCCCGGCACTTTTCCTCGATCATTTCCATGATGGTCTTTCGCTCCGTTTCGGTAGGCTCATAGGCAATCGGGCCCGAAACGGAAGCGTCCGTCTCAATGTAATACTCCACCTGGAGCGTATGGTAGACCGGACTGTAAATGGCATAGAGGTTGATCCACGCATCGTCACGGTCATGGGTATGGGTGCCGAACTTCTCATCCGCATCAAACCAGATTTCGATGTAAGCAGAAATGCAGGGCGGATTCCAGTCCGTATCCACCTCCAGTGTGGGATCGATGCGGATGTTGTCGCGTGTCATTTCTATCATGGCGCACCTCCTTATGCCGCCAGGTGTTTCTTTAGGTACGAATCTTCCGATTCGTAGGTGTATTCCAGCTTGTCCGCCAGCGCCTGCGCCTCTGCGGGCAGACAGGCCTTCAGGTCTTCCAGCCAATCCTCTGGCTCTCCGAGAAATCCCCAGCAGGAGTCCGTTTCTTCGCCGTCCTCGTACAGCCGAAAGCCGTAGCACTCGCTGCGGAGGTATCGGTCATAGACCTCCACCTCGGCGCGGAGCAGGGCTTCCGCCTGCTTGCGGGTCTGTGGGGTCATGGGGCCGTAATTGTCAAGAAGCGCCTTGCGATCCGCATAGATATAGCCCGCCTGCCCGGAATCCCATTCGGCGTGCGGGGCGCGGCCGATGAAGGGCGCGGTGGAGAGGCTCTGTACGCTGTGGTCGTACAGAAACAGCGGGAGAATTACGACGTCCTCCCGCTCCGCCAGCAGCGCCTTCAGATCGTCGATGGCGAGCGCAGCCAGCATATCGTCAAGGAAGGCTCCCGGATCGTTCAGCTGCGCTTCGGGCGCGGAGCAAAAGCACTCCCACGGAGATTCGGAGTCGGAGTGCCACCAGCAGCGCTCATACAGCGCCCATTCACGGGTGTTGCGGTTGTATTCCAGGCGCGCATCCCGCGCCTTTCCTGATTTCAGGAAGGAAACGAGCCGCTTCCCGCCGTCGTCAACAGCGCCGCGATAGAGCTCGCGCAGGAAGTCGATGGGAGCGTCGTAATCATGGGCTTCGCCCAGGCGATACCGCCTGTGCCAGCAGACCATCCTGCCGAAGCAGCCGCCCTCGCGAGGGTTCGGCGGATCGCTGTCGGGCAGCACCAGCAAGGTGTATTGACCTTCCGTTGCAGCGTACATTCTTTGTCCTCCCTTCATGCAATCAGCAGCGGCGCCGTTCCGGTTTCGATGATGTACTCCTCCGGCGCACGCATGACCTCGTCGTACTTTTCCCTACCCTGGAACTCGTCTACCACGCGGCGGCTTTCCGCGTCCATATCGTCGTAGCGCACCTTGCCGTAGGCCGGCGGGAGCCACATCCGCTGCCGCCCGACGTAGATGTTCAGCCGGTCCACGATCTTCCGGTCGTAGAACCTGATGTGGCACGTTCCCTTCTTGTAGAAGGTCACGGAGAAGTACTTGCACGCGGCGCTCGTCATGCCGTTGACGGCGGCCAGCTTCAGCGCCCGCTCCAGACTGGTCGGAGCGGTTTCGCCGCAGTCGATGTAGTCCAGCGCCTTTTCCAGATCGTCCAGCACGGAGAAGCACCCGCGAACGTCCAGCCCCTCCAGCGTGTCCTTCCAGCGCCCATACTTGTCGGTCTTGTAGCCGCGTGCAAAGCAGCCATAGGTCGGGATGACGCACTTCATGTTGACGCAGTGCGCCTTATTGGTTTTCCAGCCGTTGTAATAGTGGATATTGTCGTTCTGAATCTGCGAGTGATAGGCGTGCTCGGAAGACAGCTTGTCAAAGCAGCTCAGAATAGCCGCTTCAACGCCGCTGATCAATTGTCCCGTGATCTGGTCTACGATCTGGCGGATATTGAACTCCGAGAACTCGTAATCCTTCATCTTCTCGATGGCACCGTGGTATTCATCCCGCATCGAGGAGGTCATTTTCTCCCGCAGCTCCGGCAGATCGAACAGCTCCCGCCAGTACCGGGCGCGGGCGGCGCGAAGGAATCGGTTGACGTCGCAGGGGCGGCAGGTATTGCCGCAGTCGCCGCCGTCCACCCGCAGCTCGATGATGGGACGGCTGTAGTCCTTTTCGCCGGCGTTATGAATGTGCGGCGCGACGCCGTTGTATTTCTGCATCAGCGCTATGCCGGCGTTACACAGCAGGTCGCACTCCCGAATCAGGCGCTCCACCGGGCTGGCGGGCGAAACCTCGTTGAGGGGCGCGGACTCCATGGAGACCTCGCCGGCTCTTTTCAGGCTGTCCCATATGGATGCGTCCTCGTCCGCCGCCGGGATGGCGAGGTTGATGAGCGCGACCTCCACGCCTGTCCTCCGGACGGCGCGGGCAAAGCCTCCGGCGACAAAGCGGATGGAAGCGCCGCGCCTTTTCAGCTCCCGCACCAGCAGCCTCCGACTGTTGGTATACGGGTTGCGAATGGTTTCAGCATTGAGGATGCAGGCAATTTGACCGCCGTGCTCGCACAGCTGCAGCGCGTGAAGCAGATGCCGGTCGCCGTCCGCAAAAGGCGGATTCATCAGAATCAGGCTGTACCGTTTGTGCGTGTAGTAGGTAAGGAAGTCGTCATGCACCACCCGAAAGCCCTTGCCGGTCAGGATGGCGCGCAGGTTCGGATCGATTTCCACGCAGTCGACATCGTCCAGTTCATGCCTGCCGTAATAACAGCCCCGACGGCTCCTGTTGCGCCGAAGCGCGTATTCGATCAGGTCGCCGCGCCCTGCGCTGGGCTCCAGGATGGATTCAACGCAATCCCAATTCACGCCCGACAGCAGCTTTCCGGCGATTTCCGGCGGTGTCGGATAGAACCCGCAATCGGATTCCGGCAGCGCAGCGGCAGGCGCTTCGGGCTGCGCCGCTTCAGCGCGCAATTTGCGGAGATATTCGCGGGCAGGCTCCAGCAGCGCACGCTTCGCTTCGTACAGAGAATCGTGCCAGCCGACGTGGTTCATGCGCTGATCGCTGCGGCATACCAGCGATTCATAGCGCTTTTCCCTCGTGCGGGGATTGGATGAGAATTCAATGGTCCCGACCCGTTCGCCGCAGAGAAAGCAGCGCCATTCCATTCGCCTGCCCCGCTCGGCGGCGTAGCTGCTCCCCGGCTCAATCGTCACGTGATTTTCGTAGTACATCCTCATTCCTCCGTTGGCTTCGTCGATGGGGTATCCGCCGCAGGCATATCCAAATCCAGCACAAAGCCGATTGCCTCAGCCACTGCGCAGGACTCGTCCGCCTCGACGCCGTTGTCTGTAAGGACGGTCAGCAGCCGCTCATACTGTCCGGCGTCAACACCGCGGCAAAACGCTTCCGCATTGTGCGGCAGCGTGAGCGCCTTTTCTTCCACGCGAATCTCGTAGTGATTGCTGAGATATTCTCCGTCCAGCCAGCACGCATAGAAGAGCGGTTCGTGCTCGAATTGGAAGCCGGCTCCGCCGTTCCATCTTTCAATGCAGCCCTCCACCGCCTCGACGGATAGCTGCGAATGGAACACGCGCGCCGCATCCTCCCTGTCCGCACACAGGATTTCGTTGTGTCCCGCTTCGCCGTCCACAGCCCAATCCTCCGCGACCGCCCAGACGGGGACGGTTCTCCTGTCGTGCAGCAGGTCGTCCAGCGGTGCGAGCATATCGGGCGACAGGAGAACCTGATCCAGTTCGACGTCCTCCAGCGTCACCTCCACGCCGCGCAGAACCGAAAACCGCGCTTCCATCGCCCGGACTTCTTCGGGGAGCACGGGGACGTCAAAGCGGCAGCGGATATCTGGTTTTTCGCTGTCCGCTCCCCGAGCCTCGCCGGTGCGGATTTCCAGAATGGTTCCGTACAGGCCGCGATAGACGCTTTCCTCGTTGGCAAGCACGTGCATTCCAACCGCATAGCGCCTGCCGTCTGCGATAATGCCGTCGCCGGTCTTGCGATAGATCATACTTCTCATCCTTTCCTGAAATCGCTCAGTATTCCATTCGAGTGCTGTATTCGGGATTCTCCAACAGTCGGCGCGCAGCCTCCAGCGCATCGGAGCGCAGATCCACGCAATCGATTCCCTTGCGGGTAACGACCACCGCACAGGCCGTCAGGTACCGCAGCTTTTCGCAGCCGATATCGGTGATGATGATGGCGTCGTCGGGCGCGACGACGCCGGCGAGCGCCGCATAGACGGTGTCGGCGTCCAATTCGCCGTCCTCGTCGTCGCCTTCCTCCGCATGGCGCAGGCCGCAGATGGAGCCATACGCGCCGAAGCCGTAGCAGGTCGCGCCATTCTCCGTGCGCTCCCACAATGCCAGCCCGTCCCCGTCGGTGACGGTCGAGCGGATGATTCTCTTCAGCGCTTCCGAATCCGTGACGCGAAAGTAGTTGGACCGGGTCAATCCGATGTAGTTGGCCATCCGTATTCCTCCCATTCGTCTTCGGTGATAAACGCGATTTCCGCACGTAGGATTTCGCCTGCACTGTTCGTGTAATAAAGACAGGAATAGCCGCCGTCTCCGAATCCGGACGCGGACCGCGCCGAAGGGCAGAACGCCCGCCTGCGTACTGCTGAGCGTGAGCGCGCAGCAATGGTCGTACCAGAGGTTCTCTCCATCCGACCATGACCGTTGGGGCGCAGCGTCTATGACGGACGAATCGCGGTAGTGCGCCGCGTCAAAAAAGCCGACCTGACCGCTATCCACGCCCACATCAAAATCCGCTTCGCCGCTGCAGAACTCGTCCTTTTCCGGCGCGTCCTCATGCCAGACCGACAGCATCGCGACGCGGTCGCCCCAGGCTCCTGCATCCGCAATGGAAGCGCCGGCGTTCCAATGGCCGGGACGTACGCGCTTCAGCCGGCCCATGCACCATGTGCCGGGCGCGCGGCAGGGATCGGCCACGACCAGCTCCTCGGATACGACATCAAAAGAGCCAAGACTTACGATGGTTCTGTCGGGTTCCTTCATGGCAAAGCCTCCGTTCCTGTTCTTCAGATGCGGCGGCCCATGCTGGCCAAAGACCGCATGGATGGCGTCACGCATGGAACCGCCCTTCGGCGGCGAACCTGATTTCTGCGGTTGGATCCACGGTCAGGCCGTACTCGTCGCAGCACCATGCGGTCAGCTGCGGAGAGATGGCCTCCGCGAGCCTACAGGCTTCCTCATCGCGCTTCTTCGACCGGCGCGTGACTTCCAGCAGCAGCGCTTTGCCGCCCAGACCGAATGCGGTACAGATCATGCCGAGCTTCGCCTTCTCCGGGGATGCGTGCAGGTAATAGCCGCGGACCTCGTTCCGGCAGGTAGAGGCGTTCACACCGCCCGGACTGTAGCGGACGGAGAGCCGGATACGGTTCAGCTCGGGGAACACCCTGCGGGCGTCGCGCGCCTTCTCAGGGCAGACCTTTGTGATGGGGATGAAGACCTCGTTCATTGCGCTTGCCTCCCTGCATCGTTTTTTTGCGAGTTCCTTCAGATGTGGCAGTCCACAAGGGTCAGCCACAGATCGGGGTCGGACTTGAGCGTCTCCTCCAGCGCAAGCGCAAAGCGGTCGCGGGATTCCTTCGTCGCATCGTTTGCGGCAAACCAGTCCATCTGCCCGTTCTCATACCACTCACCGTTCGGCGCGACGAAGGCCCAGCAGGTGAACCCCGTCGTCCTTGCCGCATAGGTTTCCCCGTCGCCGAACTGCTCGATATAGTATTCCCTGCGATAGAATGGCTTGAAATCGTCGGGATTCTCGGCTTCTGCAAGCGGCCTGCCTTCCACGCACACCTCCCAGAAGCGCCGCGCCTTTGCCCGCGCCTCCTCATCCGGGGAGAAGTCGAGCTCCCTGATCTGCGCCTGATCGCACTTCTCGCCCCGCTTCAGCCGCAGGGCGTTGTGCCAGCGCCCGCCTATTTCCCACCAGTCCCACTTGGCGTTGGGGTTGCAGAGATAGCCGCACGCGTCCCTCTCCTCGCTGTACTCATAGCCGTACCAGCGGCGCAGGAAGGCGTCGAAGCGCTCGTTTTCCTGCTTCTCCTGCGCATAGATGGCGCGAATGTCCTCCATGGATTCGCAGGCCTCCTCAAATCCGAGGTACGCCTCGTCCTCGGTCTGCTCGTAATAGGGCGCGAGCAGACCCTCGACGTCTTCAGGATGATGGGAAAAGACGGCTACGGAAAAATGGCTCATGAAAAAACCTCCTCGTCATTCGTAACGAAATTCAAGCGTGCCGCACTGGGGAACGTAGCGCCACGACGCGCCGAGTGCCTGCGCCGCGGCGCTGCATACCGCGTCCGCGCAGTCCTGCAGCGAGTCGTAGTCATTTGCGGAAACAGCGCACTGCTGATCGTTCAGTTCATCCAGCAGGCGCATGGGCGCACAGCCCTCCGGCAGCTGAAAGGCGACCAGATCGTCGCCCCAGTCGGATTCCGGGTAGTGAAGGATCAGAAGCTGCTCGTTCATGCGCACACCTCACTCCTTTTCAAGCGGCGTTTCCTGCTTCAGCTCGCCCCTGTCGATGGCCTCTCGGAGCACCTGCGCATAGGGCTTCTCCGGCGCATAATCGCTCAGATCGCGGATATCGAAGGCGCAAGGGTCGTCGCAGTCGCCGCCGCATATGTCCGTGGTGAACCAGTTCTCGCGCACGCCTTCCTTGGCAAAATTGTTTTTGTAGATGTGGTAGATTGTCACGCCGTTATGCGTGAGAAAGGCTGCGGGCTCCAACCAAACATAGGGCATTTGCACACCTCCTTCAGTGCTTCTGTATGGTTTCGCGGCGGTAGAACACCTCGTAGCCCGACCGGTCGCGGAAATGAAGCGCGCCGCTTGTCTCGTCGTGCTCCAGCTCCGTAACCCGGCCCGGGTTATCGGGATTGTCGTCACGGGTTTCCTTCAGACGCCGATTGTACTGCGCAAGCGCCGCGTCGAAGCTGTCGAACACGTCCATGCCCACATACCGGCAGCCGCCATCGGCATACACGATCACATGAACTTCGGGAGCGCTCATGCCGAGCGCACTGCGCACCTCCGCGAGGATTTCGGTGCCGTTTCCGCGCACGGAGCCGCCGTCCGTCTCGCGGGGCTCCATGAAGTCCGCAAAGCATGGAGCATTTTCGGGCTGCCACAGGGAAAAATCGTCGTCGCCATGCCGAAGCAGCACGCCCGCTACGTCAGCGTTTTTCAGCGCATTGCCCTCCTTTCTCATTCGCACCAGACCTCGCCGCAGAGCGGGCAGATCTCCCGCAAGCCGTTTTCGGGATTGATTTTCAGCCGCGACGGCGAAAACAGATCCTCGCAGCATTCACAGCGGGTGAGCGCGCCGCAGTCCTCCAGATCGGCGACGCAGCGGTCGCAGAGCATCATCGCCGTGGGCGTGCCTTCGTTGACCTCGCGCAGATCGTCCTCGTCGTCAAAATCAGAGCCGCACCCGGAACAGCAGGGACGGAATTCCGCTCCGGCAAAGCAGTTCCGGTCGAGGTCGAATTCGCCGTTGTTGTACTGCTCCTCCGCCAGCCGCTGCGCTTCCTCAAAGGAATCCGCCTCGATAGAGACATTCAGCGTCAGCGTTTCGCGAATCATGAAGGGATAAGAGCCCTTCTTTTCAGGCTCGGGTAATACCTCGCGCAGCGTGCCGCCCTGCGATTCCATGCAGTTGAACAGGTGCTGCGAAAAGCTCAGCTCATCAGGGTCGATGCTTCCATTGGTGATTTGCTCACCGTATTCCCGCTTGAGCTGCTCTATCGAAATGCGCTGGTCGGGATGGCGCTGATCCCGAAAGAAACGAGTGCCGGATTCTGTCATATGCGTCGCTCCTTTTTTCAAATTTTCCCGGAAAAGGTATACCTGACAATCGATGCGCCGCCCGAATGGCGATCAAGCACATCGATCAGCGCGGCCTCGACGGAATCGAGCAGATCGCCATAGGTGCTCCCGTAGAGCGCGGCGTCATTGTCCGCTTCCCGCTCGTCGTCCTCGGGACTGGGCAGCTTCACGCCGTACTTCTCCAGCGCGTTTTCAAAGGCTTCCACGATCAGCGCCGCCTCGTCGTGGGTATAGATCGCCTCTTTCCCCGCGCCGGGCAGTTCGGGAAAGACGACCTCTCCCGGATAGGTCGTGCAGCGTTCGCCGTCGAAATACCAGCACCAGCAGCAGCCGTCCTCACCGCGCATCATCAGCTGGGAGCCCTTATCCACGTACGGGGCGATGGCGTCCAGCCAGTCGTCCTCGTCATGCAGCTTTTCGCCGCTGAAGCGCAGCTCGGTGATGCTGCCGCAACCGTCCGTGCCGGTCTCCCAGTCGAGCTCCGACAGCGCGTCCTCCAGCTCCAGAGCATTCCCGATGGGCGAGCGGTTCAGATGCGCATAGACGGCGTTCCGCTCCAGCTCCTTCTGCGCCCAGCCCTTCAGCGCTTCAAAGGCGGCGGCCTTGTTCTCCGCCGCGATTCGGAACGCCTGATCGAATTGTTCCATGTAGTAGCTCATGTGATTTCCTCCTTCAGGTATGAATGCCGTAATAGATCTTCGGCAGGTTGCCGCGCGGAGTGCGGACAATGCCGTCGTGCAGAACCAGCCCGCCGTAGAGCGGCCAGTCGCCGTTCGCTTCAAAATAGAAGCTGTCCGCGCCGTCGGGATAGAGCGTGATGCGGCTGTCGTCGTTCCAGCGGAAGCTGTCCCGCATGGCTTTGGAAAGGGCGCGGCGCTTCCGCTTGTCGCCGAGGATTTTTCGAAGCACTTCGGTGCTGGGCCTGGCATTGATGCGCGCATTGCTCCTCTGCGGCTTGCAGAGACGGCGAATGGGCGTTCCGTGCTGAAGCAGCGTGAGAAGCTGCTTTTCCGGAATGCGCACCTCCTGTTGAATGCCGCGCAGTTCACCGTTGCCGTATGCGGACAGCCAGACGAGCCGCATCTTACAGACGCCGCCCTGCAGGCGCAGAACCAGAAAGTCCCCGCAGTCCGCGTCGTAGAATGGACGCGCCCTGTCGCCGTCCAGCCAGTCCTGCAATGCGTCGCGGAGAATAAGGAATCGCCCGTGCCTGCCGTGAGCACGGTGATAGGTCTGGATGGAGATGAAGTCGTCCCGCCGTTCCGCCTTGAACAGGATGTTCGGCAGATTGGGATTGTCGAAGCGACCGATGAAGTTCATAATATACCCCCTCGCTTTATAGAGTCCCGGATTTGCAGGAAACTTGCGGTATACGCCGAAATTTCCCGCGCTGTTTCTATTCAAACGACGTAGAGCCGCACGTCGCCGCCGCCGCAGTCCTGAAGGCGGAAGATTTCGCTGAGGTCGGGCAGCAGCACCTGATACTCGTTGTCGTGGGCGTGCTGAATCGTGAGCGTGACGCCGAAGAGCTTGAAGGAACGCTTGCCGCGCAGATAAGCGCGCAGGGATTCGGTCTGAGCCTTGAACAGAATTTGCTTTGACATGGGTGTCCCTCCTCAAATTGTGTGATGTGTCTTGAGCGGGTTTTCCGCAATGCTTTTAATGGACGCCTGCGTTCATGCTTCTACCAGAGCACGGACGCCACGTCCTGCGTCTGCACGGCGATGGATTCCTGATTGAGCGCCGCCTTGAGAAAGTCCACGATGCGCCTGACTACGCCTTCCTCCACCATCAGCAGCTCCACGCGGAGCGTCTTTTCCATAACCTGCTGCCCGTTCTCGTGCCGGTAAACGCCGTCCGCCTCGAAGATCGTCGCGCCGTCCGCATAGTTCATGCAGGCGTTCCGCACCACCTTCGCCGCCTCCAGCGTGCTGATCTCCTGCCGCTTGCTGTCCTTGTCATTGAGTCCGCAATACAGCGTGTACTTCTTCATGATACGCCTCCTGTTTACAAATTCATGATTATTTATTTAGTATTACTAAACTTCGTGGCAAAAAAAGAGAGCCGTGCCGCATACGCTCGCCGCGTTATTTCTGCCGGATGCGCGTTGCCTGCCATGCATGACGAACCCTGCGCCTGCGCCAATCGCCGATGGATGCACGAATGACGCGCCACAGCTTTTCCGCAAGCTCTCCCGTTTCCGTACAGAAATATGGATACCGCTTCGCGTCGATGGCTTCCGCTTAGCTTCGCATTTCCGCATTGCCTGATTTCCGCATAGGGACGCCTCCTTTCCCGAAATCTCCGATTTGCGCCTGCTCCGCGCCGAGAATTCACGCAATGCCGCACAGGGACAGCGCCGCCGCAAGCAGAAACCGCTCCATAGAATCACCACCTCTCATAGAATACTGGGGCGCCGCGACGCCCATAGAGGGCGTTTCGTCGTAATTCGCAACGACTCATCAGGCGGCTTGAGGACAGAAAAGGGCGGCTCCATCGCAGGGACAGAGCCGCCGTGAATGGAATCGCATGGTCAGAGACGGGAACCATAAGCAGCGTTACGCCGCCTTTTCTTCGACGTTGGCAGAGGCTTCCAGCTTGGCGCGAAGGGCGGCGATTTCGGCTTCCAGTTCGGCTTTCGTGGGCTTCTTGGCGGCAGACTTTGCCTTCACGTCGGCAGGGTTCTTTCCCGCGTTGGAGTGAACGGGCGCCGCCGCAACATCCTTCCAGCCGCCCTTGACGAAAGCGCGGAACGTGGAGATGGACTTGACCTTTTTCGCCTGTTCGCCCTTATCCTTGCCATAGGCGGTCATCTTGACGGTCAGCAGGTTCGCAAGGTTGTCCACGGTCAAGGCAAAGCCATAGGCAGACATGAGCGGAGACAGCGCTTCTACGGCTTCGCTGATAGACTTCTTGCCCTCAATGAATTCCACATAGGCAAGGTAGGCGTCATAGCTGGATTGCTTAAATTCCTTCGCGGACATGACTTCGCTGGTGGTGGCGCTGATTTTCTTCATGGTCTTTTCCTCCTGTTCGTTGTTGGTCATGCTGGTGGCGCTGGTGGTAGTGCTGGTGGTGGCGACATTGGCGTTCTTCTTGGACATAGTGATACCCCTTTCATGTTCGTCGTTTTTGCCTGTTTCGGCTCATGCCGTCGTCAGTCTACGGACTTTTACCGTAGAGACAGACAGCCCACGCCCTTTTTACGACATGGGCAAGTCCCCACATATGACAATCCACGCAGAGACTGATTCCTAAATCCAGACAGAGATAGGCTGATTCCGTCGCCAATCGCAGGACAAAACGAGTCGCATTGAGCATAATTCCCACCTGCCTATGCCTATGGTTATCCTGCAATCCTTGACAGCCTGTCCCAACAGACAGGTACACCTGTCCCGTATTGCAAACCATGCGCATGGACATACAGTGCAACCTATACCCACATCGTGAAAGATTCCTGCACGTCGTGCCGCGTGTTCCGTCATACGCTATTCAATTCTTTCCCCATGCCCACAAAACAGGCCTTTACTGCGCTTTCCCGCCTATCGCCGCCCATGGGAATCATGGTACAGGTTATAAAGTGACCGCCTGTCAAGCCTTGCACTTGACGCGCTATGTTTGGCACATATTGCCCCAACAGTTGACATTGTTGGCAAGTGTCACATCAGCCGTGACCGCTTGAACCTGCATCACCTTCTTTCCCGTCGTTCGGTTCATCGTGTCGCCGTTCGGTTCGGTTCAGCGCCGCGCCGTTCGGCAAAACAAGCATAGCACACGTTTTTTCGCCGTCGCATGAACCGCGACGGCGACGGAAAAAAGCGTTTTTTCGCGGCTCTTTAGAAGCAAATTTTTTTCGGCAGGGTTTTTGACCGTGAATTTTCAGGGCGGATGCACCTGATAGACATAGCAAAACTTTGTGCAATATTCCGAGTTGACAGGTTTTGAATTTGGCAAAACCCTACTATACGCGCGTGCGAGGGCTGATTTTCACGTGCTGAACGGCGATTTTTTCGCCGCTTTTTCGGGAACGTGAACGCGGGAAAAGGAGGTTTTTTGTGACAGGGAAAGCGCGGTTTTGTCGCCGTGACAAAAAACGCCGTCACGGTTTGCGCGACGAACGGAAAAGCGGCTGCGCGACGGAAAAGGCGACGGGAACGGAAAAAAACGGGAACGGCGAAACACGACGGGAAAAGGCAATACAACACAACGTTATGTTGCCTTTTACGTCTGAAAAGCAAAACATCACCGGAAAACCCCTATGCCTACCACATAACATTCTGAATGGCGAGAACTTGAAACGATATTGCCGCCGGAAGGAAGCTGAACTGCGCTGAGTGCATTTCCGCTGGTTTGAAGGAGTTCGGATGATTGCCTTATATAATAGAAGAAACACTGAAAATCAGCAGCAAAAGAAGGTGGATTGAGTATTGACCGTCAGATTCAAACCTGCTTTGGTTCCATTTTCATTGGGCGGTCATTGGAGGAGCAAGGCGTTTCTTCATAGAATCGAGCTGATTTCTTTCTATATGGAGAAATTCTCAATGAAAGTCCGTTGATCATGGAATTTCATTGAGCAAAAATGGCGCGCAAAAAAAGCCGCCTTGCTGGCGGCATAGAAACGAATGGTATTTACTTCTTGATATAAGTCTGATTGCGGCTTGTCGGTTTATCCGGAAGCCTCATTATAATCAGGTTCTTATCCAGTGCGGGCTTCAGATAGAGCTTTCGAAGATTATCCTTGGATTTCAGCCCAAGGGCAGCCATGATCTGTGCCGCCGTGTAGGGAACGTCGTATTCCATAACGTCCAGCAGACGCTGAACCGTTTCAGGCAGATAAGCGTCCTTTGCTGCAAGCTGCTGAATCGCCCAGTCAAGCGTCATGTTGATCTTATCCAGCATGAATTCAATGAAAGCGTTGGAATTCCCAGCGGAATGACAGGCGGCAATCGCCGCATAGTAGGCGTCCTGGAATTCATAGATTCGGCTCTCCAGCGGCAAATAACGGAACACGGGGTTCCATTCAGACAGCAGTGCGGTCTCCCAAAGTCTTGCCATACGCCCGTTACCATCCTCGAAGGGATGGATGAATACGAATTCGTAATGGAAGACAGAAGACAGAATCAGCGGATGGATGACGCTGCGCTCTCTGCGCATCCAGTTAAAAAGCGCTTCCATCTGTTCCGGTACAAGCTGGGGCGGGGGTGCCATGAAGATACAGGTATCGCCGTTAAACACGCCCTCGTTATGGCTGCGGAAAACACCGGATTCCTGCACTGTCAGATAGGTCATCACGCCGTGCAGCCGTTTAAGCTCCGTCAGCGAAAAGGGATCGAATTCACCCAGCAGGTCATATGCCTGATATGCATTCTTGACCTCCTGGATTTCCTTTTGCGGTCCGATCACCGTCTTACCGCTGACCACGCTTTTGACTTCGTTCAGAGAAAGAGAATTCGCCTCAATCGCCAGCGAGGAATGAATCGATCGAATGCGGTTGTTCCGGCGCAAATGCGGCTTCGTCTCAAACTCATGGTAGCTGCTGATGCGCCCGATTTTTTCAGAAATCTCTGCAACCAGCATCAGCATCTGGTTTGTAATAGAAAATGGCGGCTGATAATGCTCCATGGACGTTCTCCCTCGCTTTCTCTATTTATTATACCCGAAACGAGGGAACAATTCAACATCTTAGATGTTATCTTGCATGGCACCTTCCGCTGTCGGGTATGAAAATCTGCATGCAATGCATCCCAACTTCCCGAAAAGCGCTGGATAGAATGAAAGGTTTGCTGCTAAGCATATTCATACAGCAAAGGCTTATACGTCAGACTTTCGAGAGACGATTCGAATATGGTCGCTTTTCCCGTATATAACGCGGTCGACGAAGGTCCGATCACCCCGAATGCGGTAAAAAGCCCTGTATGCTTTGAATACAATGAAGTAGCAGCCTGTGAAGCATACGAAATACCACATGCTTTCAAATACTGCAGACAAGGAACCGTTCCGCCCATGCTTCCCATGGTGTGGCTTGGAAATCGTTTTTGCTCTGCCTGCAAGTTTTGGATGAAAAAGGGACTCATATATGTGAAGGGTTTTTTGAGGAGGAAGAACTGTGCCAGCGTTCCCTGCTCCTGACAAGTTTTCCACGGCGATCTTTCCTGGCCGTTGTATGTTCTTTCGTATGGCGCTACGGTCTGCGGAATGGCATGAGGTGAGATTTAAAAGCATGCAATTCTTAGCCAGGGAAAATCCAGAGGATCCCTTATTTAGGTTACGGAGTAATAGAGATGAATAAGGAACCAGGCGATACATCAGAGGAGAAACCCCGGAGAATTCCCTTTTCGTTTTAGTAGGACTAAAGGATGAAGAATAAAGAACCCGAAGATACAGGACAGGAGGAATCAGTATGAGCGAGCTGGAGAAGGTCACGCTGGACGCGTTGACCAGAAAAATGAGCGAATTGTATGTCTCTTACAGAAAACAATACGTACTGAGCAAGCCGGACGGCTCCATTTTCATCCCTAAACGCAAAGGAGATGTTCCGTGCGTTTTGACGGATCGCGTGCTTTTCAATCACTTGTGCCAAAAGTATGCCATCGCCGTCTTCGCTGGACCGCGTACCAGCAAGTTTCTCTGCTTTGATGTGGATGACGGATCCGCCGATACCGTCCAGGCAATTATCGGCTGCCTGACGAAGTTCGGCTTCCCGAAGGAGCGGATCTACGTCTCCTTCAGCGGCGGAAAGGGCTACCATGTGGAAATGTTCTTTAACCGGTTGGTCTACACCAATCGGCTGTATGCGCTCTATAGCACGGTGATCAGTCAGTCCCATCTTGATCCTCGCAAGGTGGAGTTTCGTCCGCTGCCTGGAAATGCGATTAAGCTGCCGCTTTCAATCCATGGGAAGACGGGTAATGTATGCTGGTTTGTAGATCAGAAAACGTAGGAACCCATTGAAAAAGCAGAATATCTGCTGGAAATAGAACAGCTTTCCGCCGATATGCTGACCGAGCTGATTCCCGAAGAGCTTCCCTGCCAAGCGGTTCAGAATCATACTCGAGCAAAAACACCTTCAAGAAAAGCATATGAACGGAGCACAGACCCGCTCACCGAAACCGGTACCCGGCATAACCAGATGCGCAGCCTTGCGGTCTATCTGCGTACGCAGGGGCACAGCCGAGAAGCGTGCCGAAAAGCCATGCTGGAATGGTACGAAGCGCAGGATCCCGCGCTGATTCGCTCGGATCGGGAAACAGTTCTACGCGATATGGAAGAAATGCTGGATTGGGTGTTTTCGGAGCGATTCGAGCTGCGCACTTCTGGACTTCGGAAACAGCTTTCACTCAGCAGTGCAGACGCGCGAATGATTGCGTCTGCCGCCTGCCGTTCGCAAAAGCGGATTCTCTTTTTGCTGACCGTGCTGTGCAGGAGCGGTCTTTCGGCGATTTCCTATGTGGAGATTGCGCAGCTGATTAGAACCAGCCGCAACGCCGTGGCCAACAGCATTCTGAAGCTTCTGGCGAGCGGCAAAATCCAACGCCGCATTGGCGGGCATTACCTGACGGCGGATGGACACTATGGCACGGAATGCAATCAGTACACCGTACCGTTTTGTAAGCAAACGCGCGGCGAGCGCACTGCGGAATTTTCACTGAGAGAAGTCAAAGAGAGCTTTGATGCAAGCTACATCCGCTGCATGGATCTGCTAACCGATCAGGAAAAGCAGCAGTACTTCTCTTCGAAGGAAATTGCAGAAATGATAGGCGTTCGGGAAGAACCACTTATTCGGATCGATCTGGAAGGTCAGCCTCATGTCTTTCAAAGCGACGCTTACGGAACGCTGGTGGCGTATGAATACGACGGCGTGCGCTACTACCCGTTGCTGGACGTCGTTAAATGCCTGAAGGTCAATCAGCCGCGAACGATTGTACAGCGCTGTAAGGAGAAAAGGCTCTTTGCGATTCCTGCAGGACGGCAGATCGCCGGCAAAGGGTTTGTGGATGCAGCGTGTTTGCGAGGCATTCTGGAGAGAAGCAAAAGCACAGAAAAGCAGCCGCTGATGGACTGGTTGCTGAATGAGGAGGAATGGAAATGAGGAATGAATCGGATTGGGTGTATCTTCCATAGAGCGAAGAGCGCGTGGTGGCACAGTAGATCAAACAACGCAGCCGATAGGACGTAACCTATCAGGCAAAGACGGGAACTGGCGGACTGCTGGAATCCGCAGGCGGGTTCGGTCTATCCGAGTCTGTACTGTGTACCTATATCGATCTGGATCGTTAGATCGAAGCCTGCGCATTTCCGCCAGAACAGCAGCATATTCTGCTTTTCCTGATGAACGGCTATTCCCTGCGGGATATTGCCGAGCTTCAGGGATTGGATTTGCGGGACGTGGAGCGGAGCTTTCGGAACGCCGTCTATGCGATCGTTCAGCAGAACAATCGCAATTGGTTCCGGTCGTATTCGCGAAAAGTAACTTGAACGCGGAAGTAATGTCTATGGGAAGCAGAAAAAAGTTTGGATTTCTTTCGCGAAACTCCGGTTCCGATCGGAAGTAATGTTTAGGGAGGAGCAATAAATGGCGAGCAGATTCGGCATTACATAGCCCAATGGAGTGAAATTTACGCTCCTTTACGATCAGGAGCAGAGCAAGGCCGAACTGGTTGAACGGTTGATTCTGAAACCGTGGCAAGGATATTGCCTGAAAAACTGGCTGAGTGAAAACCATACGCAGATCTATGCGCCGGAGCACAAGGTAAAGCGCCTGCTGGATCGTTGTGGAACGCTCCTCCTGCGGGATGTGCCTCCGGAACATCATGATACGTTGACAAGCTATAAGGAAATGATCATTGGTAGTCGGGAAATCAATTTATCGGATTGCCCGGAGGCCATCACGGAACTGGCAGAAAGCGGCGCACTGGATTTGAGCCTGCTTTCTGCTGATGATAAGCTGCGGTTTGAACTGCTGAAGGACAGACTGCACGCTCGGAATAAAGAGATGGTCAAAGAAAAGCCTCGGCATTCTACCCGGTTCGACCGTCTGGAGGCAATTCGCAGAAAATATCCCGGCTGCAAAATGGAAATCTGTCGCGTGGATGTGGACGGTTCCTTTTCTTTCGGCGGACACAATTATCAGGTGGACAGCACCCACGGGAAATATGCCCCGCACAAAACGCGGTATGGCGATCAATACGATATGGACAGGATCATCGGTATCCAGTGCACAGACGGCACAGTCAAGTTTGCCGATCAGGACGGATATGAGATGGACCATGAAATGATTGAGGTTCAGGAGAAGGTGAACGGATGAGTGATAAGCGCGCGCTGGTGCGCGAAATGTACGATAAGGTCATGGGACTTTCCGACATGGACTGGTCGGAGATTGCGGAGAAATTCGAGTGCGGCCTGCACCCCGATCATTAGCGCAAGATGGGCGCGGGCATCAAGCTGGCGGCGGAAAACGGAATGCTGGCATTGGAACCCGCTGAAGTCCAAACAGAAAATGTACAGCAGCTCCGCGATCTGCGCAACGAAATCAATCAGACGTATCGCGCCGCTTCGCGCAGTGAAGCGCTTCGGGATGCGGTTATTCGGGCGGCAAGAGAAATGCCGCCTGTTTTGGTTCCTGCGGGAATTGAGCATAACCCCATCGGCAAGCGCACGCTGGTACTTTGCATCGCAGATTGCCACTACGGCGCGGAATGGACGGTGCGCGGGCTTCGAGGGGAAACGCTGAATTGCTACAGTCCCGAGGTATTCTGCGCACGGATGGCAGATCTTCTTTAGCAGGTTCGCGCGATCCTTGAAAAGGAGCAGATCGGCAACGTCCAGCTGCTGCTCTGCGGTGACAGTCTGGACGGTATGCTGCGTCCCTCTCAGCTGTTGAAGCTGCGCTGGGGCGTGGTCGAAAGCTGTATGCGTTTTTCAGAATATATGGCGCAATGGATCAACGCGCTTTCTGAGGATGCGACCGTTTCCGTGTGTGGCGTGGACGGAAATCACACGGAAACGCGCACGCTGAACAGCAAGCGCGGCGAGTTCCCCGGAGAGAATCTGGAGAAGGTGATCTTCTGGTTTCTTTTTGAACGACTGCGCGAGAATCCCAACGTCATCGTGGATGCTGTGACTGAACAGCGCAAGCACGTAAGCGTGCAGGGCTTTAATCTGCTGCTGACCCACGGCACGGACGTCAAGAGCCTGGAAAACGCCGCAAAGCAGGCGATGCTCCTCTATAACGAGCCCATCGACTACCTGATCTGCGGCCACAAGCACCGGGAGCAGGAATATGTTTCGGGTTATACGGATCAAGGTAATTCTGTGGTGGTTCGAGTCCCCAGCATTTGCGGCATGGATGAATACGCGCAGAGGTTGGGATACGGTGGCAAGCCCGGCGCACTGGGCATGGTGCTGGAGAGCGGTTACGGCCGCCGCTGCATCTACCCGATTGCGCTGCGCTGACAGGAGATGGTGAAATGCCGGAAGCAAAGCGATTCAAGAACCGGCGCATCGGCTCCAAAATGTGCGTCAAGTGCGGCAAGGTGCTGACGCTGGATCACTTTTATCTGCATCGCGACTGGGACGCGCAGTCCAACCGGGACGCATGGTGCAAGGAGTGCGCCGCCAAGAACTGCACGAACAAAGAGGAGACGCGCAAATACTGCTGGTACAACAACCGCCGCTGGTCGGATGATTACTGGGAAATGGCTCGGAAAAAGAGCATGTACGCATAGGCCAATGATCCCGATTATCTGGGGACCACGGATGAAAACAAGCGCCGCGCAATGGAAGAGCGTCTGACCGGCAAATACTTTTTCTCTGTCATGAATCTGCAGAGCGTTTACCAGCTTTCGCCCAACATCTCCGAGGACGGCGCCTACAAGGAGTTCGATCCGGATTCGACGGCGGGCACGACGGTCAAGGACGAAAAGGGCGCTTTTCTGGATGATGGCGAATTGATCTACAGTCGCGATTGGAACGGATTGTACACCCAGCGGGAGATCGACTATCTGGACGATTATTACGCCAAGCTGGAAGAGGGCTTTGTGCTGGACAATCAGAACATTCAGGATTACGCGCGCAAAGCCGCAAAGGCGTCGCTGGACGCGGACATTAAATACAGCCGGATGCGGCACGGTCAGGCCAGCGTCGCCGAGTGGGAAAAGGCGCAGGCAATCTTCGATAACCTCTCGAAGTCGGCGAACTTCGCCGCCTGCAAGCGCAAGCCCGGCGACATGGCGGGGCTTGGTTCGCTGGGCGCGATCGTAGCAAAGATCGAAATGAGCGGCGAGCTGGACATGCCGGACGTATCGTTTCCGCCGGATGACATCGATAAGATCATTGATGATTTCCGGCATACCGTTGCGGCGGTCGGATAGGAGCAAGTGGTCGTATGATTCTCCATCAGATTCGAGATATTCGAAACACGAAGCTATGGGCGCGGCAGATCGCCTACTGGCGCACGCATCTGGACGTATTTATCTGGAGCTATTTTAAAATCCGCCTGAAGGACACGCAGCGCGTGGTCGCCCGGCAATTCGGAAACGCCGATACCTAGATGGTGGTCAAATCCCGCGGTTACGGCAAAACATGGCTGACGGCGCTCTGCTGTATCGCTATGGGCGTGCTCTATCCCGGCAGTCTGATCGCCGTCGTTTCCGGTACAGCGGAACAGGCTACGCTGATCGTTAAAAAGATTCAGGACTATTTCATCCGCAATCCGGAAATCATGCGGGAGATTCAGTGCGACGGGCATCGCCCGGTACAGCTGAGCCGCAACAAGGGTATTTGTACCCTGAAAAACGGCAGCAAAATTGAAAGCTATTCCGTGGGCACCATGCGCGGCAACCGCGCCAAGATCATGGTGATCGACGAAAGCCCGGAGGTCAAGGCGGACGATTTGGATGCGGTCATCGGCCCTGTGCGCAACACCAAGCGCGATATCTGTCATCAGCGCGGCATCGCGGACTATCCGAGCAAAACAATTTCCATCACATCCGCATGCCTGAAGAGCAATTACTTTTACGCCATGTTTGTAAGCGCGCTGCGGGATTTTGCCAAGGGCAGCACGGGCAGCTTTGCCTGCGCGCTGGATTATCGCAGCGCGGCGCGCGTGGGCATTACCGACATGGAGTTCTTCCGAAAGGAACAACGGAAGATGCCCGAAGCGAAGTTCGCGATGGAATACGGCAGCATCTTCGTGGGCGCGGAATCGGGCAGCATGTTTCCCTATGACCTCACGGAAGGCTGCCGGACGCTCCGGCAGGTGGAATACGCCCAGCCATCTGGCAGCTCGTCTGATTACGTCATCGGCGTCGATCTGGCGACCTCGACGGATCGCAAGGCGGACAACGCTGTAATCTGCGTCGTCAAGCTGGCGGATATGGAGAACGGCGCGTATCTCAAAAAGCTGGTGTACCTGCGCTCCTACCACGGCAAGCGTCTGGATGCGCTGGCTGAAGAAGTTCGCCGTACCTTTTCACGTTTTCCAAGAACGACGCGCATCGTATTTGACCATCGCGGTCTGGGCGACGCCTTTCCCCAATTTCTGGCACAGCCATGGATCGATCCGGAATCCGGCAAGGAGTACCCGCCGTGGACACTGGACGACGAGCGGACGATCATCCACAACGCCGTGCCCATCCTGCGCAGCGTCAAGGCCAGCGCGCAGATCAACCAGCAGCTGGTATCCTGCCTGCGCGTGGCATAGGAGCAGCGTTCCATCGAGCTGCCGGTCAGCTCGCGGTACGCCGACAGCGTGACGGACGAAGAAAGCGAATCGGATGAAGCGCCGAAAAAGCGCAAGCTGACCATGCAGGAAAAGGCGATCTATCTGGAGAGTGACGCGCTGCAAATCGAGATGGGCAACATCGTCTCAAAGACGGGCACAGGCGGCGCGATCATCTACGATACCGCCCGCACCAATCAGCACAAGGATCGCTATTCAGCGCTGGCTATGGCAGTGCGATACATTGCGGATCTGGAGGAAGCTCGAAAAAGGCGGCTGCTTCAGCCTGCGCATCCCTGCGTAGGCGTGGTCAGTCGATTCTGATTTCGTGCCGGTATCGGCAAGAAAAGCGGTTTTATATCGCACGGAAATTCTGTTTCTTGCCGATAGAGGGCTGATGCCTTCGCCATACTTCAGTGCTTTTGTGAAAAAGGAGCCTCCTATTTTCATTTTTGCGTGCAAATTCCGTAAGTATACTTTCGCAAATTGCGTTTGGTGGAGTTTGCCTACTAACAGCAGACGCAGAGTTCGAACACATCAGGTTCGTTTTCGTTGACAGCTGCAATAATTCGTGCTAAAATGGATATACTGAAAGAGGAGGTGTTCATGATGGCACAGGCAACGTTCAGCGTTCGAATGGATGAAACTCTAAAGAGGCAGTTCGATCAGATGTGTGCCGACTTCGGTATGTCGGTTTCCACGGCAATCACGGTATTTGCCAAGACAGTTGTCCGTGAACGCAAGATTCCTTTTGAAATCGCAGCGCCCCGCGCGAACGTAACTCGCGAAGATGGATTAAACGCTTTTCTCGCCTTACGGGAAGAAGCGCACAGAAATGGTCTGCAGGATATGACGCTGGATGACATCAACGCAGAGATTCAGCAGACGCGCGCAGGAAGCGAGGCATAAGCGATGGTGTACTACGCAGTGATCGACACCAATGTTTTGGTATCGGCACTCCTTACTCGCCACGAAGACGCATCACCGCTTCAGGTTGTAAAGCGCCTTTTCCGCGGAGACATCATTCCGTTGTATGATGAGGAAATCGTGGGCGAATATGCAGAGGTGCTGCGCCGGCCCAAGTTTCATTTTTCTGAAACATTGGTCGCGACCATGCTTCAGGCAATCATCACCTACCTACGGAATTTCTGTGGAGCAATTGATTACTGGAGAGCAGTTGATTGATCCCAAGGATCTGGTGTTTTATGAAGTCGCCATGACGAAGCGAGATGAAGACGCGTATCTGGTCACTGGTAACAAAAAGCATTTCCCTGAAAAAGCGTTTATTGTAACGCCTACGGAGATGCTTGAAATCATGGATCAAAAATAATCGAAGGCGTTCCGGCAGGAGCGCCTTTTTGTATGGAGGAAAGTATGAACTGGATAGATCGAATCCGCGGAAAGGCATAGCCGCGGGCGGAGCCTGAAACGAAGCCGGCAGCGGTCATCGCCGTGGGCGCGAAGGACGACGCCTCGACCATGACCTACAATGATAAGACGATCACCTATTCCGGAGATCTGGCGAGCTATGATTATGACGCTATCCTACGGGACAAGCAGCGGAACATCAACAGCCTGTACGAGCTGGCGGATTACTATGTGGATGCAGACCCCATCTTCCGAGGAATCATCAACGGCGTGTATGTGCCCTTCTCCCTGTCGGACGATTTTCGCCTAGTGGGCGCAAACGAACAGACGAAGGCGAAGTATCTGGCATACTACGATCGCATTCACCTGAAGGATCGGATGCGGAGTATTTTCTATCAATACTTCAAATATGGGAACGTCTTCTGTTACCTCATGGAGGACGGCAATATCATTACGCTTCCGGTGCATCTGGTGCGCATCGCCAACGTCATGATCGGCGGCGAACCCGTGTTGGAGTTCAACTGTAAGAGTGTCCGGGACGATATGCGCCAGCAGGGCGTGAAAGCGCAGAAGGATTTTCTGGAGGATGAAGACCTGAAGGTGCGGCTGGAGGGCTTTCCCAAGGAAGTATCGGACGCCATCAACAAGGGCAGCGACTGGGTGCAGATGAATCCGGAGAACACCTTTGTGATGCAGGGGCTGAAGGAGGACTGGATGCGCTATGCCGTGCCCATGGTGGCGACCTGTCTGGCAGCGTTTCGGCGTAAAGCCTAGATCGCGCAATACGAATCGGCGCTGCTGAATCTGGGCGCACATTCCTTTGTTCATGTGGCTTACGGCGACAGCAAATCGGACGTCATGCCGGATATTACGCAGCTCAATGCAGTCAACAGCCTGTTCAAGAAAGCCATGACCGGGGCGGCGCTGGCGACCACCAATCACCTGTGCAAAGCGGAGGTCATTCAGCCGGATCTGAACGAAATGTTCTCGGACGATAAATACAAGGACGTGAATGCGGAGATTCTGTCCGCTGGCGGCATCAGCGGAATCATTGTCAGTGGACGAGCCGAGGACGGCAGCAATTTCGCCTCCGCGCAGGTTTCCATGCAGACGGCCGCCATGCGCATTAAACAGGCGCGGGACGATTTCTGTGAGTAGATGGATCGCGTCAACGAGCGGCTGAACGGCAAGCATGGCAGCATTACGCACAGCGCGCCGGGCAATATTCCGCAATTCACCTTTCCCCTGGTGGATCTGGCGGGCAGTCAGAAATTCCAAGAGATTGGCCGCACCTTATGGGAAAAAGGCGCCGTTTCCACGCGCACGATGCTGCAGATGCACGGCTACGATATGGATCAGGAGCTGGAGCGGAAGAAGCATGAACAGCCGGTAGAATCCCCTGGGGGTAAGACTGACACACAGAAAAGCACAGATGAATCCACCGAAAAGCAGGGTCGCCCTGAAATGGACGATACCGAGCGCAGCTCCGACCCGGCCAAGAGCATGAGCGGCAAACAGCCTAAGCCCAGTAACCCGGAGGGCAGTCTGTAAGAAGGGAGCGAAAATGAACCGAGTACAATTTGAAGCCTCGCAGGTGATGATCTCCGAAACACAGTCCAACGACATTTACATGACGGTGCTGATGCGGATGTTCTCCACCCGTCCCAACCGCAATGGCTACGCGGTCAGCGAGGCGTTTATGGACAACATTGTAGCCAACGCCGCAAAATACACCTGCCTTCCCTAGTGTGCGGACGCCCAGCGGCTTCGAAGCGGCGAAACCGGCAAGCTGACCCATATGCTGAATGATGGCGAATTTCAGAGCGAGCAGATCGGCTCGTTCTTTTCTTTTGCCAAGGCCAGCGACGAGTTTGGCGTCAGCCTGATCGGCGAGGCGCGGATTCCCAAGCGCAGCGTGCAGCTGTGCGAAACCATTCTGCGCATGTACGAAGCTGGGACGCTCTCCTTTTCCTTCGAGATCATGGCGAGTGTCATGTCGGAACGGGACGGCGTAATGGTCATCGACGCGGCGGAGGGCAACGAACTGATCGGCATGGCGATTGTGTCCGTGCCGGCCTACCCAGAAGCGACGGCATTGCAGCTGGTCGCTGAAAGACAGGAGGATCATGAGATGGATGAAACGGTAAAGAAGCTGGCGGAGACGGAAGCCCGTCTGAAGCTGGCGGAAGAGAAAATGATGGACGACGAGGAAAAGCTCAGGCAGAAGGATGACACGCTTGAAGAAACCACCGAAAAGCAGAAGCAGCAGGAAGCGGAGCTGGCGGCTGCGCAGAAGCAGCTTGCGGAAAAGGACGCCCGTATCGCCGAGCTGGAAGCGCAGGTGTCTCAGCTGGAACCGTTCAAAGTGGAGGCGGAAAAGCTGAAGGCCGAAAAGGAAGCCGCCGAGCTCGCTGCGAAGCAGCAGGAACTGACCGCCTTTGCCGAGGCGCAGGGACTGGACGTGAAGACGGAAAACGTGGCTTCGGCCATCGCGGAGCTGAACTACGCCGCGCTGATTGCCGAGGCGAACAAGGTCAAAAAGAACGACGTTAAGCCCACCGTCGCCGCCTACGCCCTGACTTCTGGGCTGGCGGTGAAGGGCGAATACGGCGATCTGCTTGAGAAAGCCTGACAGATTGGAGGAACAGATATGGCAGGATATGTGACGAAGCTCATGGGCCATGTATACGATGGCGAAAACCTCTCCGCCGAGGCGCTGACCAACGGCGTATTTGCGGAGATTTCCACGGATGGCGTTAAAAAGGTGACCGCCGCCAAGGATACGAAGCTGCGCGTGGACGAAAAGACCGAGCTGTGGGGACAGCCCGCAGTCGTCCTGAACGTGACCGGCGTGGGCAGCGACGACGTCTATTTCGTTGAAAACGAATGGGAAATCGACGAAAACGCCGAGTGGAACGAGGCGAACTACACGCTGCCCACCGGCAAGTATGTGCGTATGAAGCGCCTGCTGCCCGGCGAGCAGGTAATCATGACCGTGGCGTCCACGCTATACGCGGCGCTGGCAGTTGGCGATGCAGTGCAGCCCGCCGCGGACGGCACGATCGCCAAGGTAACGACTACGACCGGCGGCAGCGACTGATGAAGGAGGAAAACAGTATGATTGAAATCAGAAACGACAGCAAGCTGGTCAAGCTGATCGCGGCGCAGGCCAAGGGCGAGCGCGTGGATTCTGACCAGGCGGAGCACGCGGCGCGATAGATCGCGGATCTGGCGAGCACGCCCACGCCCCACAACAAGTATCAGATTGCTCAGTTGGTGGGCTTTACCGTCAACGAGATGACCAAGCCCACAACGGACTGGCTAAACCAGATCGCAGACGTCAAACGCGTTGGCTATGGTGAAAAGGCCGCCTTCAAGCTGCGCATGGAAGGCATCCGAGCTTTCATTCAGGCAAAAGCCGCGACGCCTGCCCGCAGCAAGATCGCGCACAAGCAGGTCACGCTGGATACCCTCGCGGTGTCCGCACGGCCAGTCATCAATCTGTATGAATAGAAGACCGGCCGCGTACAGATGGCGGATCTGATTCGCGACGCCAGCTACGAGATGAACGTCAAGGAAATCCAGTACATCCAGAGCGTGCTCCATTCAGCTGCGGACAACTGGTCCACGCCTTTCTACGGCGCAGGCACCGGCATAGTAAAGAGCGTGCTGAATCCCATGATTCAGCACTGGATGCGCACAGGCAGCGTAACGCTGCTGGGCGACGTCGCAGTCATTTCCAAGCTGGCCGAGCAGACCGGATTCACCGCGGCAACTGCTACGCAGCAGTACAGTCCGAGCGTCATTGAAGAGGTCATGCGTACCGGCCTGATCGGCACGTACTATGGCGCCAAGGTCGTGACCCTCGTCAACCCCTTCCTGAACGACAACATTACGCCCCTGATCGACACCAGGCGGCTGTACATCTTGCCCAGCGCCGCAAGCTCCGATATGCGCCCACTGAAGGTGGTCTACGAGGGCAGCGTGCAGTCCGTCGAGTCCACGAATATCGACGATCTCGCTTATGAGATTCGTCTGGATCAGTGGTTCGGTGCCGGAATCGTCACCGGCAAGACACCGACGATGAGCGTTTACGAGGATGAATCTGCCTGATGAAAACGGCAGTGCGCGGGCGGAACCACCGCCCGCGCTGAAGGGAGGGGTTGCAATTGAATGATAAGATGAAGGTTTATAACGACCGAAAATACCCTGTCGGGCTGATCCTGCAAAACGGACTTGAGCGCATCGTGCATTCTGCCGGCTATACCCTGCTGTCCAGAGACGAAATTGAATTCGTTGCAAGCAATGCGCCGCGCCTGTTCGAGGGTGAACGTCAGCTTCGGCTGGAAGACCGTGAAACTGCCGCTCAGATGGGCTTCATTGAAAGCGCTGAGATCCCCGTCATGAACGATGAGGAAATCCGAAAAAGACTCAGTCTGCGCACCAACCAGCTGAAGACATGGCTGGACGGCGTATCCGAGCCGTACCTGCTGGACGCCATTTACGATGTGGCAATGACGATGGATCTGCCCGCCAGCAAGCTGCAGCTGCTGCAGGAACGGATGCCAGACAGAGAATTCATTCGAGCGGAATGAGGTGAAAGCGCATGACGGATCTGGAACGGCTGGCAATGGAGCTGAAGCAGCGCACCGAATGGCAGGACGTGCCCGTTCAGCTGACGGAGGTAGATTATCAGGAGATCGCTCGTCAGGCGATTCGTCATCTGTATGTGATGACCGGACGTTCGGAGCAGTACGACGGCGAAACCACTATCATGCTCAATGCTGATGAATACGAATACGCGCTGACCACGGCGGAGCTTTCCTTTTACCGCAAGGTGCAGTCGGACGTAAACCGCATCGTTGGCTATTCCACCGACGCAATGAGCATCACCAACGCGGACAAGCCCTACGCTAATATCAGCCAGACCGTTGTCGATCTGTCGAACCGTCAGCGCATTCTTTATTACAAGATGACACGCTTTGTGCTGCTGTGAGGTGGGCGCATGAAATTCTACATTCCGCCCACGATCAAGAGCGATTTCGAGGACTGGCTAAACAAGGACGTCACCAATGTCAATTATGATTTTGAAATCATCCGCAACTGGTACGATCAGGCTGCGGTAAAGCGAATCCGCGCAACGTACTTCCCGATCGCGTGGAAGTCCAAGATTGGCAATTCCGACGCGAACAGCAATTTCAAAACCGGCTACGGTTGGGAAATTCGCAAGGGAGACATCGCCGTTCGCGAGGATGGCACGATTTATATGCTGAACTGGCAGGTGCAGCGCAATCCCAACAACCAGTCCACACAGGCGATTGCCTGCAACGCCCGGCTTTCATTTGTGCGGCATATGGACGAGGTGCTGGATGACCGCGGCTTTCTCATATCCGAGGCGACGGAGAAAAGCATCGCTCCGGATATGCCCTGCGTGTATGCGGAGTACACCGGCCGCCCGGATTATGCCGCCAATTACAACACGCCCGGCATTTCCGCAGATCATCTGCTGACGGTGCAGCTGCAGCTCAACGCCAAAACGGATGAAATCCGCCTGGGCGATACCTTTGAGCTGATGCACAGCAAATATCGGGTGGTGAACCGCGTGGATTCCGAAATTGAAATCGAGCACCGGCACGGCATCATCAACCTGATGGCGCGGCGGATCGCCGGAGAGGAGCAGCGATGAACGGACAATGCAACCGGATTTCTTTGGACGAAGCAGCCCTGTATGGCGCATAGCAGCGGGAAGCGCGGAATGCGCTGAAGCTGGAAGGCGACCGGCTGCTGATCCATATGCGGCGCGAAGCTGCCAAGACCACCCACGGCGGCGCGCCCGGCAAGCCCCACTGGCGCAGGGAGATTGCGAATAACCTCGATCATATCGCCACAGCCGTGGCCGGCGATTCCGTCAGCATGGACTTTGGCTATTCGCCGTCTGGGAAGGCGGACGAGGTACGCGCAATGATCGTGGCAGCTGGTTCGGGCAGCGCAGCGGGTGGCAGCGCCATTCACGCGGGTCCGCCCGGACGCAGCGTATGGGATGACAACGTATCCAGAAAGCATCCCTCCAACGCTAAATCCGAATATGACCTGCCGGCCGTGTTCAACCAGAAGGGCAACCAGTTTGCGGAAAATGCCATGCGCATCATGAAAACGGAATTCGGAATGCTGGCGGAAATCTATATGGCTTCCATTCCGGATCATGTCTACTATGGGAATGTGCAGGTGAGCAAGTGAAAAAGCTGAGAACGTGGCACGACAACTGGAACAACGTGATTCGTGACGTGCTGTTTCCCGATGCGGAGTAGAAGGAACTGATGCTCCTCCCCCAGGGGACGGGCATTAGGGATTTCATTGAGCACTATTTTGTGGAAGACGCCATGCCGGACGAACCGGTTGTCAACGAGTCGGTGCGCGTGGTATACTACGAAACGGAGGGGAACAAGCTGGGGAGCCCGCATGTCATACGAAAAATGCTGGCCTTCGACGTCTACGTCAAAGAGCCGGCCCTCTACAATGCATCGGGAGACCGGCTGAAGCGGCGCGACAAGCTGATTGTTCAAAGGATCAGAGAGCTGCTGACCGGACAGACCCACGTCTGCCATCTGCGGTTTCAGTATGAGGACGATTACCATCTGGGAACGAAGACCATCGGCTATCGCCGGTATCACGCGGTATTTTCCTATGTGATTACCTGGTAAGTCAGAGCTCGTCCTCCAGCCCTTCAAAGAACGCGTTATAGTCCACATCGAACAGGCGCCTGAGAACGATCAGCTCGCTGACCCGGATATTGTAGGCGCCGCACTCGATCTGGGCGTAAACGCTTCTTGAAGTGTCACAGCCCGCCAGCTGTAATTGCGCAGCAACCTCCTCCTGCGTCATGCGCGCGTTGAGGCGCATTCTGCGGATATTTTGGCCAAGGCCGCAGTCCTGCCGGATTTTCTGCATCACGCTTCACCCCGCATCAAAGTTTTGCAATAAATGCCTTGCAATATACCTTGATTTTAGAAGCTGAATGCTTTAGAATTGCAATAAATAGATTGCAAACGCAAATTCAATATCGAGGAGAAATGACGATGAACGCATGTGCATTGATCGGCTGCAGGCCTGAGAAGCTGCCCTATGGAAACGACGAGCGGGCTCCCCGCTGCGAACAGCTCAAGCAGCGGCTGTTCTGCGAAATTCTGCGGATGACCAGGGAGGGCGTCCGCATCTTTCTGAGCGGCATGGAAGGCGGCGCCGATGTGTGGGCGGCGGAGACGGTGCTTCAGATTCAGACCGTGAAGCCGTCGCAGCATATCGAGCTGTGGGCAATCGTTGGCTCTGACCGGCAGGCGCGGGAGTGGAGCGAAACGGATCTCGTGCGCCGCCAGGCCATTTTAGAGCGTGCAAGCCGTGTGGAATCCGCCTGCAGCGACTCGGATAACGGCTGCACGCAGAAAAACCGATACATGATCGACCGTGCGACCCATCTGCTGGCCGTATACGGCGGCCGGACGGACGAGACGGCTTCGGCCATCCGATACGCCCGGCAGAAAGGGCTGAACATTACCATCATTGAACCCTGAAAAGGAGCGTGACAATTATGGCTCAACAGGCACAGGCAAGCTATATTGAACAGATCGGCGGCTACATCGCCGACAACCGTGCGACACGTTCCTAACTGAAAAGGTTAGGCACTGACCGAGCATAGCTCGGCAGAGAGAACTGATAATCCGACGGATGGAATGATAGGGTAACGCCTTGAAACGTCCGCACTGATACTCCGATTGGCGTATTTATGGTAACGATAAATAGGTCAAAAGCTCGGTAAAGACGGCAGAGAGCGACCGTAAGCGTAAAAGCACGAAAGCTGCCCAGAGGTGGGTGGTGTCGCCTATATGCCGGGTGTCAGAACTTCATGGTGAGTATGTCTGAAAAGACTGACGAACTTCTGAATGTACGGGTCTATACGCAGGTATATCGAAAGGTATCCCACCCGCAAAAGGCGGGGTGTTCGTGGGTTAGTAAAAATGGTTGTTATGAACTCCCACATGTCGTTACAGGCGACAAGGTCTAGATGACTGGACACAGGCTTAGAGGAAGCACCTAAAAAGTTCTTATGATAGGATTATCGGAACGTGGGAAGCTGGAAACGTGGAGTCAGTTACAGACGGAGAAGCGTTGAACAGGAATATATAACTGTTCTTAATTCCAGTGATAGTGGAGGCACAGTACCAATGAAGCGGTGATAATAAGCCGTGGAGGGATAGCCTCTAGTCGTATAAGAGGATAAACTGAGAATACTACAAACACAGCTTCGAGTATGACTAAGGTGAGATAATTGCCTGAGAAAATCCAAGCCGAAAGGGGCGGATGCCTGTGTTGACTTCGAAGCAGCGAACAAAGCCGCTAAAACGGCCAAAAATACGACACGCAGAGTACTATGACTTGCAGAATGTGTTGGATGATCTATATAGGCGGAGTGGTGAGGACGCCACTTTTATTCATTTGATGGATATCATCGTAAGTACTGAGAATGTTAAACTTGCCTATAGAAACATCAAAAGAAATGCAGGAAGCGGAACTCCAGGTGTCGATGGGCGCAATATCGAGCATCTTGCAAGTTTGAGCGAGGCGCAATATGTGGCTCTCATACAAGGTCAGTTTCGAGCGTACAGGCCACGGCCTGTAAAGCGAGTGGAAATCCCCAAGCCAAACGGAAAAACCAGGCCGCTTGGTATCCCCACAATTGTTGATAGAATTGTACAGCAATGTATATTGCAAGTGCTGGAACCCATTTGTGAAGCGAAGTTTTATAATCGCTCAAACGGCTTTAGGCCGAATCGTAGTACTGAGAATGCAATAGCCCAGTGCTATCGAATGATGCAAACCGGGAAACTCCACTATGTAGTAGACATAGATATCAAAGGATTCTTTGATAATGTACACCACGGAAAACTAATCAGACAGATGTGGGCAATGGGAATACGAGATAAAAAGCTTCTATGTATCGTCAAAGCGATGCTTAAAGCCCCAATAGTAATGCCCGATGGTAAGATTGTGCAGCCAGAGAAAGGAACTCCGCAAGGAGGCATTCTTTCACCCTTGCTCAGCAACATCGTCTTAAACGAGCTGGATTGGTGGATTGCATCACAATGGGAAGAACATCCCACGCACTATCCATACAAGCACAGAACTAACAAGGCGGGTTCTGAGATCAAAAGTCATACATATCGGGCCTTACGTCAAAGTCGGCTGAAAGAAATGCACATTGTTAGATATGCAGACGATTTCAAAATCTTCTGTAGAAACTACAACGATGCAATGCTCACCTTTAAGGCTGTCAAAGGATGGCTGAAAGATAGGCTGGGGCTAGATTACAGCCATGAAAAATCGCAGGTAGTAAACTTGAAGCAGCATTACTCTGATTTCCTTGGATTCAAAATGAAGGTATGCAAAATCGGTAACGACATGGCTCTCTGTTCCCATGTGAGTGACAAAGCGATGCAGCAAATGCACGCGAAATTGAGCTCTTTAATCCATGACATCAAGCATCCGGTAAATAGACAGGAGCAGCAAAAAGCAATTCTGCGATATAATGCGACAGTAGTAGGAATGCATGAATACTACTGCTTGGCATCGAGAGCAGCATATGATTTTTACTCTCTAGCCTATCCATTAAAGATACAGATGCACAATGGATTTATGGGGCTCTCATCACACGGAGACAAAAACAGTTCAAAAGTAGTGAAGCACTATGCTAAAAGCAAGCAGTTGCGCTTTCTCAATGGTCTGCCAATACTTCCAGTCGGTTATGTGTCCAATAAACAAGCGATGGATAAGAATCGCAGAGTCAATCGCTACACTCCCGAAGGAAGAATGTTGATTCACAAGAATCTTGGGATCGAGACAAGCACGATGATCTGGATGATGCGTAACCCTGTAGTCAACAGATCCATAGAATACGCAGATAATAGATTATCGTTGTATGCTGCCCAATACGGAAAGTGTTCTGTAACGCAAAAACAGCTGAAGCCATTCGATATTCATTGCCATCATAAATGTCCTGTACAGTATGGCGGTACTGATGAATATCACAATCTGACGCTGGTAACCCTTGCGGTGCACAAGCTGATACATGCTACTGAGCCAGTCATTATCGAAAAATACCTTGTTGAATTGAATCTCCATGCTTCCCAACGCGCAAAACTGAACCAATTAAGAATTTTGGCACATAACGAAGCTATATGAATTAACGCTGTCAAGAAGTGTGTAAGTAGTATTCAAAACGTAGACAACTCTTCATACGATGGGGCGCCGGGTGCAGTGAAAGTTGCATGCCCGGTGCTAAGCGGGGGAAAACCCGGAGATAATATCAAACGGTTACCTATCGCAATCCAACATCGACTTCGAGCGCTGCGACGGCAGAGTTTTTTCCTACTATGAAGTCAACACCGCCAACATGAGCGCCACCAACAACACCTAGTCCATTACGGGCGGTCAGGGCAACTACCCGCTGGCCTTCATCGAAACCGACAAAGCGTAGGAATTCACCTTCGCCAGTTCCCAGTTTACCCTCGATATGTTTGCGATGGCCAATGCGGTCAAGATGCAGCACGGCGACATAGGCACGCTGGAGAGCAAGCTCTTCGAGGTAGAAAACGGCTTCAAGGTCACGATTCCGTATGAAACGCAGGCAAAATCCGTGCGCATCAACGGCTTTGAGGAAGCGGACGAAGCCTCCAACGGCTGCTTTGCTGTGACGGTCAGCGAAAGCGGTACGCCCTCTACGGTGATTACCTTCCTTGAAGGGAATGTGGCTGTCGGCGATACCATCCGCGTGGCTTATCGCCGCCGAGTGAACGGCGCGTCTCTGGCGACGGTCAAGACCAACTCCACCACAGCCAAGGGAGCTCTGTATGCTCACTGGCCGGTCTATTCCAGTGGTACGGACTGCACGGAGAGCGCCATCAAGGGCTGGCTGCATCTGTATGTGCCCCGCGTGCGCGTGACTGCGCTGCCCGGCTTCGACAACAGCTACAAGTCCGCCGCCACCAACGGCGTCACCTTCTCGGCCATCGATCCCAAGCGTGCGGATGAGAAGATGTACGACATTTACTACGAGCCGCTGGATGCGGACGGTCAGATCGTGACCACGACCACCGGCGACGTCAAGTGGAACTGATGCACCTTGCGGGGATGCAGGCTGAGTCTGCATCCCCTTTTCAGATCCGAAGGGAGGATTGAACGTGGCGAAATACACGAATTACCAGTTCGCCGCATTTGTAGAAAATGCGTAGAAGAACCGCTGGGTATACTGGTACGGAACCTGCGGCTACCCGGCGACGAAGGAGCTATATAATAGAAAGAAAAAGCAGTATCCCAGCCATTACGGTTCTTCCCGAACGGCCGGATACATGAAGCACATTGCCGAAAAGCGCATGGCAGCCGACTGTGTCGGACTGATCAAGGCGTTCTTTTGGTCGTCCAATGGTACGACCGCAAGCAAATACGGCGCAAACAGCTGCCCGGATCGCTCCGCCAATGGGATGTTCAGCCTGTGTAAGAAGACAGGCTCTATCGGCACGATTCCGAATACTCCCGGTCTGGTCGTCTGGAACAGCGGACATATCGGCATTTCCATTGACGGCGTTTGGGCGATTGAAGCGCGAGGTTTCAATTATGGCGTCGTCAAAACGCGCATCAAAGATCGCAAATGGACCAAATGGGGACAGCTCCCGGCCTCTATGCTGGACTATGTGGACGAGCCGACTGTTCCCTCTTCTCCCGAAAATCCGGATACTTCCGCGACTTGCCCTTATGCGGAACCCACTCGCAACCTGAAGAAAGGTGCGAAGGGTGATGACGTTCGATGGCTCCAGTGGATGCTGGAAGCCTGTGGCTACAGCGTGGGCAAGTGCGGAATCGACGGCGATTTTGGGAGTGCCACCCGTGCTGCGGTCAGACTGTTTCAGCGAGAACATGCTCTGGCCGTGGACGCTATTGCGGGTCCGCTGACGCGCGCTGTGCTCAAAGAAAACTATCAGAACAAATAATCAGGAGGTATGAACATGATCGATCTGACTCCCATCCTGCAGGCGTAGATCGTGCTGCTGGCCAGCTGGATTACCCTGCGACTGATCCCCTGGCTGAAATCCAAGACCACCCGCCAGCAGCAGGAATATCTGCTGGCGACCACCCGTGTGTTGGTTTATGCCGCGGAGCAGCTGTACGGCGCGGGCAAGGGCTCTGTGAAGCTCAGTTATGTTGAAGACGAGCTGGAGCGCCGCGGCCTGAAGGCGGATGTTTCCGCAATCGAAGCTGCTGTGCGTGAGATGAACCTGCTCCAGAACTGGGAGCTTGCACTGAAGCCGGAGGACGAAGAAAATGGTGGAGACGAATAAGCCGCTTCCCGCACCGGAACAGACGGACAAGGGGCTGCCGCAGATCGGCAGCCCCGAAAACTCCGTCCGAATAGGCGATCAGCTGATTGAAATCAAGCCCACCAAGCTCAAGTATCAGCGCAATCGCACGGCGGCGTTTTACCGGATGCTGGAGCTCTATCCTCTCGCCGACATTCTGGCGATGGAGGCGGGCGCGTTCGGCGACGATCGGGACGGCGACAAGGCGCTCATGGACTGGCTGATTGCCGTAACGGACAACGAGCAGCTGATTCTCGACCACTATAACGAATTGGATACCGGCGTGATCGAACAGCTGCTTCAGATTTTTCGCCGCGTCAACCGCATGGATGAGAAAGAACAGAAGCAAAAAAACCTGCTGACGGCCAGAAAGGGGTGACGCTGGATCGCGCCGTTGCGATGATCGCCGCCCATCTGGGCGTGGTCGACGAGGAGCAGATCAACAGCATGAGCTTCGTGTTCTTCGATGATGTGCTGACTGAACTCGGCTACAAGCTGACCTATGAGGCGATCTCCAATTATGCGGGCAACAGCTTCTGCCAAAAAAGCTGGGATATGATCGAAAAGAGCAATCCCTTTCATATCGGCAATCCCCACGCTGGCGTTGCCATGAATTCGCTGGCGGGTTTCCTGGCCAAAAGCAAAATCACCATTATGGGAGGCAATCAGGCATGAACATTGTGAAGGAAAAATTTGAATACACCCATCCCTTTTATCTGGACGAGCTTGAATTTCACGTCCGCGAAATGATCCCCTACGCCGAAAAGGAACAGCTGGCATAGCGCTATGCCGGCACTGCGCTCGTCTTTGACGAAAAGAGCGGCAACGCCTATGAGGGATACAACGCGGATCTGATTCGCGCCTTCCTCATCCTCGCGCATTACACCGATCTGGATCTGAGCAATTATGATTCTGCACAGGGACGCTATGAGCTGTACGACGTCATCGCCACACACGATCTTTGGAAGCCGATCATGGAAATCATCGAGAGGGACTTTGGTGATGTGCTGAATATGTACTATCGCCTGTCTGTATCGGCAAAGAGGAACTTCGAGGCGGAGCATTCTCTGACGCACCGCGTCGGCAAGGTATTTGAAAGCCTGCTGGGCACGGAAAACCTGACGGACACTGTCGCTCATGCGGAGCAGCTGAATTCCAAACTGATCGATATGCTGGGCGCGATGCGCAAGGAACAGACGCCCGGCAATGTGACCGGGCTGAAACTGGCGAAGCGCACGGAAGAATAATCGATACGCGCCCTAAATTTCATCATTTTCTCCAGATATGGCATGTTGATAAAATGGAGAAAATCCCGTATAATAAGGGTATGGGGGGATGAGCATGGCACAGATTTACAGCATAAACCAACTGCGTGATCTGGTGTCGCCGGTGGCAAAGCAATTCGGCGTCAAACGAGTCTATGTATTTGGTTCGTATGGACGCAAAGAAGCAACTGCAAAAAGCGATCTGGATCTTCGCATCGACGCCGGAAACATCCGCTCTCTTTTTGAGCTGGCGGACTTTCGCCTGACATTGGAAGAACGGCTTGCCATGCCGGTAGACGTCGTTACCTCCGATATCGACGACCATCGTTTTCTGAAAACCATTTCACCTGACGAGGTGCTTTTGTATGCTGAACAATAGGGATCAGATGATTTTGGAAAAAATCATCGAATACTGCAGACAAATCACCGAAACAGTGACGCGTTTCGGTGATGATTATGAAACATACTGCGGCGATTTTGTCTATCGCAATGCCTGCTGTATGTGCATCCTCCAAATTGGCGAACTGGTTGGTAAGCTCACTGAAGAGTTTACGACTGCTCATACAGATATTCCATGGCGCAGCATTAAGGCCACGCGCAATCTGTTTGCACATGCCTATGGAACGGTCAGCACAAAAATCACATGGCAGACAATAAGGGAGAATATTCCTGAATTGATGGATAATTGCCAAGCAATTCTGCAGGCCGAGGCGACGGGTGAAGAAGAAAGTGATGAACACAGAAGGTGACAACGGATGGCTTTTGAACCCATGCTGGAAAAACAGGAGCAGCATATCCTCGCACGTTTCCAGCAGGTCTATCACCTGCCATTGGACAGAGCGGAGCAGGAGTTTCGAAGCAGCGCGTTTTACAGACTGCTGATGAATCCTGACACCAATCTGTGGCGGGAGGATGCAGAAGAAAACTTCCGTCGCCTGCAAAATGAAATCGAATACGGTGCATGGAACCGAAATGAACGGGGCGAGATCGCAGAATAAGCGGTTTCGCTTTATTTTTATTCTGAGGTGGTGAACGCATGGCACAGAGCCAAAACAAGCTGGTCGGTACTTAGTATCTGGATCTTTCGCGGCTGAAAAGCGACGTGGCGGAAACCAACAAGCTGCTGCAGTCCATCGGCGCGGGCGTCAACCTGAACATGACCGATGTGGTGGAGAAGCAGGTTCGAGACATGCTGACCCGCTTCAAAAATGAGATTCAGAAGGCCGCTGCGCAGACGACGCAGTTTGGTACTCAGGCTGCGAAAGGGCTTGGCAATGCGGGTACGCAGATTCAGACGCTGCTTAATACCACGCAGAAGCTGAACAGCGATGGTTCCATCACTGAAACCCGCAAGGGTTATGACAAGCTGGGTCAGTCCATCACCGAGGTATACCGCGCCGGTCAGCTGCTGAACCGCAGCATGACGGCGGACAGCGCGCTGACCAAAGATGTAAAATACGCCAACGAGCTGTACCGCGAGCAGCTGGACGCCCTGCGCAAGATTTATACTCTGAAGGCGCAGCGGCTGAACGTGCAGGACGGCACGGCAACCGCTCAGAATATCGACGCCCAGATCACCACAGCCGAACGGCTGGTGGCGGCCAACAACCAGATCATTGCACTGCTCGGACAGGAAGCGATTGCCCGATCCAAGCTGGTAAATCTGTCGGCGGAGGAAGCCGCACTGGCACAGAAGCTGACCAACGCGCAGGCAGCAAAGCAGGATAAAACGGCGGTGGAGGCGCAAAAGGCCGCTTCCGGCGTCAATGAGCTCAAGGCTGCGCAGCAGGCATACAGTCAGCTGACCACTGCCTACCGTCAGTACAACGCCGCGGTGAAAAACGGCAACGAAACTGGACAGGCTTACTGGGATCAAAGTGCGCAAAGCGCTCTTCAGGAGCTTCAGACAATCGCGCAGAAGATTGGTTCCATGAACATCGAAGAATCCGTTCGCAAGCGGATTCTGACTTTGATTGAGCAGGCGAAGAACGCGGAAGCCACGCACAATAAGACGCTCTCCGATCACAACGGCAAGGTATCCGAACTGGAAAAATCGCTGGATAAGGTAGGCAGCCGCATCCTGCAGATGGCGGCGACCATGCTGGTGCTGCGAGGGCTCAAATCCGTCTGGCAGGAAGCTACCCGCTTTGCGCAGGAATACTACGACCTTCTCAATGAAATCCGCATTGTCAGCGGAAAGACGGAAGCGGAAGCTACCAAGTAGGGCACGCGGTATCGCGCCATCGCCAGGGAAATGAGCGTTTCGGCTACCGAGGTTGCCAAGGCCGCCGTTGAGTTTTGGCGGCAGGGTCTTGGCGAGGACGAGACGGAAAAACGCCTGAAAGCTTCCATCCAGTATGCCAAGATTTCTGCGATGGAGTTTGACGAGGCGGCGGAACTGATTACCGCTGCGACGAACACCATGGAGGTATCGGCGCAGCACGTCGCGGACATATTCGCCTATCTGGGCGACGCTTCGGCCTCCGGTGCGGATGAAATTGGCGTCGCCATGCAGAAGGCGTCCGCATCCGCCGTGGAGTTCGGGTTGTCCTTTGAATGGCTGGGCGCGTACATTGCCACCATCTCCGAAAAAACGCGGCAGGCGCCGGAGGTCATCGGCACGTCGCTCAACAGCATCATGGCGCGTCTGCACTCCATCAAGGCCAAGGGCTATAACGAAGAGGACGCCACGCAGATCAACGACGTGGCGAAGGCACTGGCAACCATCGATGTGGCGCTGCTGGACAACGAGGGCAATTGGCGCGCCATGTCCGATATCTACACCGACATCGCCGAAAAGTGGGATACGCTGGACAGCAAGACCAAAAGCTACATCGCAACCACGATGGCGGGCACAAGGCAGCAGAACTACTTTTTAGCCCTGATGAATGATATGTCCAAGGGCATTGAGGGTGGCAGCCGCGCCTACGAGCTGTACGCGGGCGCGATGAACGCCGCGGGCACAGCTTCCCAGAAATACGCCGTCTGGCAGGAATCGGTGGAAGCGGCGCAGAACCGCCTGACGGCGGCGACGCAGACCTTCTATTCTCTGTTGGACGCGGACTGGATGAAGCGCTTCTACAACGGTGCGGCGGATCTGGTGGAGACACTCACGGCGGGCACCGATGCGCTGGGCGGATGGAACATCATGATTCCGGCGATTTCGGCAGGGCTGATCGGACTGATCGCGGTCGTTATGAAGGCGATTGCGGCGATCAAGGCGATGCGGGCTGCATTGATGGCGGGCGAAGGAATCGCGGCTGCCATGAGCGGCGGTGCGATTGGCGCGATCATCGCGGCGGTTGCGGCGCTGACCACCGTGATCACCATGATCGCAGGCGCGGCGGCCAGCGCACGGGAAATTGAAAAGGTGGATTACAGTTCCACGATTGATACGATGACCAGCTATCGGGACAACATCGACGGACTGGTTACGGAATAGGAAACGCTGGCGGCGAAGACTGAGCTGAGCAAGGAAGAGCAGCAACGTGCGGATACGATCATGCGGCAGCTCTCCGAAACCTCGCTGACCATGAAGACAGCTCTGGAAGGCGGCGGCGAGGGCTTTGATGCGCTGGGCGAAAAGGCCGCGGCGGCGCGCGGCGAGGTACAGCGCACGGAGCAGGCAATTCGCAGACTGAACGCGGCGGACGCACTCCAAAATCTCCGCGATACGGATCATGCCTATTCAAAGGCAGTTCGCGAAGCGCAGGGACAGCAGGAAAAGACCTCTCATTACGGCGAGTTTTCCGACGCCTATAACCAGTACATGGAGGCGCATCCCAGCGGCTATTATAAGCAGGGATACAGCGGCCCCCATGGCGCGTATGCGACGCGGGATGAGAACTTCTATGTATACGCAAAGAACATGGCGAACGTTCCCATTCCATTCTGGGAAGGCAAAGAGAAAAAGGCTGAGCTACAGGCCACGCGGGAATTCTGGTCTGGCGTACTGGCGGAGTTGGATGCGATGGCGATCAACGCCAAGTCATCTGTTGAAGAAATCGGCAACAAGGTGCTGGAATTTGATATCGCTGCCGGTTCGTATCTGTCTGCCAGCGAATCCAGATTGCAGGAGGCGTGGCAGCCCATCTTCGACGACCTCTATACCGTCATGACGGACGGCACGGATTTTTCGCAGCTGCCGCAGTTCATGCAGGATGCGGCTGTGCAGTATTACGACGCCTATATCGGCGGCATCGATCAGCAGGCCGAGCTGGCGGAGGGCGACATGATGCGCATGGCGGGCGATCTGACCGGCTATGTGGATCAGATGACGGATTTTCTCAATCAGGATACCGACTTTGCCGCGATGATTCATCATTTCGATGAGCTGATGCGGGGACCCGTCACGCAGGAAAGCGTAGACGAGATGAACGCCATGATTCCCATGATCAACGAGTTCATCTCGGCTTACAACGGGCTGACTGAGACGACCGATGACGACCTTCCGCTCTTTTCTGAATTTACGCTGGACGGTCTGACGGAAGCCAAGGAAGGGATTGAGGGCACCGGCGAGGCGCTGGCGACGCTCAAGACCGCCGATATCTACAAAGACATTGCATTGGCGAAGGAAGAAGCCAATGGCTTTGCGACGGTTCTGTCCAAGCTGGGCGACGGTGAGGACCAGTTCCTGAATTTGCACGATGCGGTCATGACAACGGCGCAGGAGATTGCGGACGGATTGGGCATTACGGACAGCGCGCAGATTGAAAAAATCGGCGAAAAGCTTTTGGAAGGGTTATATGATACCTACCCCGACATCGTTCAATACGTGGACACGTCAACAGGTTTACTGGTAGACGGCTGGCAGGAGGGCGTCGCCAAAGCGACGAATCCCTGGGCAGAGATGTTCAAGCAGGCCAAACTGGCGGATGCGCTCAAGCAGGCCAAGCGGGATATGGCGTCGCTGGACGCCTCTTCCCTGTGGGATGAACTGCTGAAGCCGGACGGCAAGGGGCTGTACGAGTACGCCGAGGACTGGGCGCGAGAGCTGATTCCCGATGGCACGGAGGAAGAAATCCATGCACAGGCGGAGGTGTTCGTAAACGCTTTTTTCGAGATGTTCTCTGACATTGACACCACTGTCATGGATGGCGAAGGGCGCATCAACGCGGGCATGGAGGGCATCATCGCCATCATGCGCAAGGCCGCCAATGCCGCAAACACCGAAACCACCAAGATCAGCAGCGCCTACAAATCCCTGCACGCAGACACCATTGCACGCAACGAAGCGATTGCGGGACTAACTGACATGGCGGGCTTTGCCCGAAATGGCGACAGCACCAGCGTAAATAGCACCTTCGAGGCGCTGTCTGCGGAAGCCATCAACGCGATTACGGCGGCAATGCCTTCGCTCATCGACAAGCTCAACGACGGCACCGCGTCGGCGGAGGATTTCGAACAGGCAATGCTGAAGATTCGTGAAGCCGAGGATAAGGCAGGCAAGGATGCATGGAAGGACTATTTTGGCGATACCGCTGTGGGCTTGAAGCAGCAATCCGCGCTGTGGTCGGACGCCATGCGCGGCATCATCACCGAGGTTTCCGCAGCAGAGGATAAGGAAAGTGCATTTTACCAATCGCTGATTCGGTTGAGCAATGAGGGTGTGGACGTATCCGGTATGCTGGATCAGTACGGCGCGCTGGGCGCAATGCTGCTGGACGGCGCGACCAGCGCGGACGAATTATACGCCGCGTAGGAGCGGCTGCACAATCTCAATGATTTGCAGGTCGATCTGGAGCACGCAGACGTGCTTTCCTCTGCCGCCAAAGCCATTAACCCGGCAGATGGCAGCTATGACCCGCAATCAGTGCTAACCGCGTATGCGTTGCTGGAAGCGGAATATGGAGAACTGACGCAGCTCCAGCGAGGCTCGGCGGAATATATTGCCCGCGCAAAAGAATTGACTGAGCAGACCACAGCCTCCGTCTACGAACAGGCGGCGGCTTACGGCGTGGTGACCAACCGTCAAGCGCAGGCGGCACAGGCCGCTGCAGACGGGCAGCGGGAGCGCCGGTTCAAGCGCGTCGAAGAAAACGGATATCAGGGCGGCGTCAGCTATCTGGAGAGCACAGTTCGAAAGGCGGAGGAAGGCGGCGAAGACGTGACTGCGGCATGGGATAACGCGCTGGACGAATTGGACGCTGCGGGACATCTGGACGCCATGTGCCAGATGTTCGGCGATATATCGAATCTTGCCGTCGAGTGCGGCGGCGATGTCGAAGAGATCGTGCGGCGGCTCTATGAAATGCGCGACGCTGCGCAGTCCATTTCGCTATCCGACATGGCGGAAGAACTGCGCCGGGAACGCACATCGAACGCAGCCGAAACGGACAGCTACGACGATCAGGTCGGCGCGCTGCTGAGCGCCTTTGACGAGGGCGGCACGGAAGGCGTGCTGGCAGCCATGGAAGTATGGAACGGATTCGATGAGTCTCTCCAGCAGTCCATCGCCGAAACCTATCCCTCACTGGTGATCGCGCTGGACGACGCCAATCAGGCAGCGCAGTCGCTGAAGGAAGGCGTCGGCGAACTGGCGGAGGGCGAAGATGCGCTTGCGGAGTCCAGCCAGACGGCAGAAAAGAAGATGGCTGCGCTGGGCACGGAACTGAACGCGGCGAAGAAATCCTCTTCCGCGAAGTATTTCAAAAATACCGCCAAGGCCATCGAGGAGCTGAAGCACGGCGCGGTCAGTGTCAGCGACGCATTTGGCACTTATAATAAGGAAGCGGAAACTGCCGTCAAAGCCAATGAGGAATATCAGGCGGCGTCCAAAAAGATGGCGGCGGGCACGAAGGTTGCCGCCAGCGAAATCGATACGCTGGCAGAATATCTGGGCAACATCAATCCACAGATTCTGCTGGCGAACTGGGATCAGGTCGGCCCCATGCTGGCTTCGGCGCTGGCAGAGGGCGAAGACGCTTTCCATCGACTGAACGAAGCGGCGTTTATCACGATTACTGGTACCTCGGTCGCGGACTTTTCCGCATTGACCAGCGGGCTGATCAGCGTACAGAATCTGGCGGCGGATGCCGTCGATGCGCTGATCGCCACCGGCCAATGGACGATGGAAACCATTACGATGCCGCAGGAGGGCGCGCAGTGGAATCCGCTGACTGGCGTATGGACGCGCACGCGCATCAACACCAACCAGAATGTACTCCGCTATACCGGCAGTAATCCCCTGAAGGGCGGCAGCAGCGGCAAGAAGAGCTCCGGCGGAGGCGGTGGCGGCAAGGGCGGCGGTGGCGGCGGAAGCAGCAGCACCAGCGTATCGCAGTCCACGCAGAAGCTGCTGGACAAGATGGACGAGACGGCAGACGCCGGCGACCATCGGCGCAAAATGGCGCAGCTGGCACAGCAATACCACGAAGTGCGCGGCGAAATTCAGGGCGTGATCCTGTATCTGGGCAAGGAAAAGGAAATCGTACAGGAAAACTCCACGACGCTGACCGGCTATATTGCGGAGCTGGAAAACCAGATGACAGCGCAGAAAGCCATCATGAGCAAAAACAAGGAAGGCTCCAAGAAGTACAAGCAGGCCGCTACCGATCTGGAAGCGCTTCAGAAGCAGCACCAGCAGTATTCCGAAACCCTCTTGCAGAACAAAATCGATCTGGAAGAGCTGACCAAGGAGATCAAGGAACAGCAGGACGCAATTCGGGATATGGAAATCGACCTGCGGGATCTGATTCATGACGCCATTCTCGACCGCGAAGCCCTGAACAAGCGGATGCTTGAAGGGCAGATTGACGTTGAGAATGAGCTGATCGACGTGATTACCCGCCGCTACGAGAAGGAACGCGACCAGCTGATCGAGCTGGCAGAAGCCAAGCGGGACGCGCTGAATGAAGAACTGACGGCACTGGACGAGCAGCTAGCGGCGCGCAAAAAGCTCAGCGAGGAAGAAGATAAGGCAAAAATGCTTGCTGAGAAGGAAGCACAGCTTGCCCGAATCAGCGCCGATCCCACCCGCAAAAAAGAAGAGCTCAAGCTGCGGCAGGAAATTGCCGATCTGCGCGAAGAAATGGCATGGGACATCGCCGAAGACGAGGTGGATGCTCAGAAGAAAGCCATTGAATCGCAGATCGAAAGTCTGGACGATTACATTGAGTACGTCGAGAACTACTATGAGGAGTTACTCAACAATCCCCGCAAGTTAATTGAAGAGCTGAAGGAATTGCTGTCCCAATCCGATGCGGAGATCATCGACTGGCTGACAAAGAATCATGAGGATTACGAGACGGCGACGGATGCGACTCGCGAAAACATGCGCCGCGGCTGGCAGGAGATGCTGGACGATATGCGCGGGCACACCACCACCTACTGGAAAGAAGTCGAAGAAATCATCGCTGGCGGCGACGACGCCATCATCCAGTTCCTGAAGGACAACTGTCAGGATTATAAGGAGGCCGGAAAGCTGCAGGCGGAAGCCTATGTGGACGTATGGAAGAAAAAGCTGGAGGATCTGCGAAACGCCTACAAACAGGTGAGCGGCGATATCAAGGCATACGACTATACACCCACGGCCTCTGCGAAAAACAGCGGTTCCAGCAGTAAAGGCAGTTCCAGCAGCAAAAAGACAACCAAGGTCACCAAGTATCAGGCGACTTATCCGACCATTGGCAGTAAACGCGGCGGAACATTAAAGGGATACGCTTCCCCGGAGGAGGCCGAAAAGGCTGCACGAAGCAAAATCAATTCCATCTGCCGCGAACTGAGCGGCAGCAGCTCCAGCATGATCGGCGAGTGGGCGCGAACCTTCTATTCCAAGATCAAGGTAACGGCTTACGCTAAGGGTGGCTTGAATCAGGCGACCGGCCTTGCATGGCTGGACGGTACAAAGGCCAAACCGGAGCGTGTCTTGTCGCCCTATCAGACGGAACTATTTGAAGATTTGCTGAAGACACTGCACGCCATCCGCACGGTGCAGGTTCCGCAGGCGGTCGTTCGCCCCCAGCTTCCCGAAACGGTGCAGAATCAGCCGCTGACCATTGAATCCATCACGGTGAACGTGGAGCGGCTGGAAAAGGAAGCGGATTACGACGCCATGGCGGAGCGCGTCGGCGAGAAGATCATGGAACGGGCTATGCGCGGCATGACTGTCGGTGGGCTGCGGCTGGGATAAAAAAGCGGAGAGGCTGCGCTTAGCAGAAATAGCGCGCCTCTCCGAAAAGGACTTTATCTGTTACTACTCGCTTGATCGCAATGTTTCTCATTCACATTCTGATATGTCCGAAGCTCTTCTTGCGAAAAACCGGAGACATCAGACCATATGCAGGCAGAAAACAGAGAATACGCAGAACGAAAGCCGCTTTGTACATCCGTTTTTCAACGTGCAGCCATTGCTCTGGCGAATATGATCATAACTAAGATAACGATTAATTCCATTCCGACATCAGGAGGAAATCGCGAATGTTTCGATGTTTGATCCCGTCCCGGCTCATATCCAATTCGTCCAGTGAAACGACATATTTGGGGAAATTGTCACGAACGCCATCATATACGCCAAATTCGCGTGCAACTGTTTCCTCGGACGCCAGCAGATATGCTACCTGAATGTACAGCCTCTCCCCTCGGCGATCGCATACAAAGTCAATTTCCTTTTCACCGATTCTACCAACCGTAACGGTATAGTTGCGGCGAAGCAGTTCCATGAAAATGATATTCTCTAAAATCAAATTAATATCGCGCATGTTGCCGCCAAACACGGCTTCGCGAATGCCATGATCTGCGATATAGTATTTTTCATTCGAAGCCAGAATCTGTTTTCCACGCAGATCCTGACGCTTCACCTGATAAAACAGATAAGCGTCGCAGCAATATTTGATGTAGTTCAGAATCGTTTCTGCGGCTACAGTTCTATGTTCGCTTTTGAAAAACTTCGCCATGGAAGCCGCCGAGAAGGTTGTTCCCACATTCGCCATGACATAGGCGATGATTCGTTCCAGCAAATCTACATCCCGAACCTTGTTTCGCTTTACAATATCCTTGAGCTGGACAGAATTGAAAATGTCCATCAGATATTGCCTGGAAGGTTCGTCTGCATATTGCAAATTGGCAAGGTACGGCATGCCGCCTGCGACAAGGTACTTCCGGAAGCATTCCGGAACAGAAGCGTCTGGCGCAATGGAGTGATACAATTCCAGAAATTCAGCAAAGGAGAACGGATAGATGACAAATTCAACGTAGCGTCCGCCGAGATACGTTGCCAATTCTCCAGAGAGCAGCTTTGCATTGGACCCTGTGAT